AAAAACGCCGCCCTCAAGGAAATTCCCTCGAGGGCGGCGCACTTATTTATGGTCACCTCTAAAAACCTCATGTGAGCGAAAATGAGCAGTGCGCACCATCTTCGTCGTCAAACCTCCTCGTAAGGCATACAGCCTTACTTCGTCGGCTTTCCTAGAAGCTGGCACACCCTGCCCATTTTTGCTTTTCACACCGGTTTTTAGAGGTTCCCTTATATTATACCTCTTCAGTTTTCACTGTGAAACCCATCGCGTTCAGCGGACCGGTAGTGGCCGGAAGCTCAGATTTCGTGACTACCTTTGTGGCAGTAACGCGGTATTTCTGATTAGGGAGCTTGTTCTTGCCTTCCTTGCGGATCTGAGCAGCAAACCCCGTGTAACCCCAGTTGCAGTCACACTGTCCGATGATTCCAGGAACTGCTCCGACACCCTGCGCATCGTAGTATTTATGACCAGCAACCGAGTGCTGCCACATATCGTACTTGGTGATGTACTTCTTGACCTTTGCCTCGGATATGTACGCGGCAAGCCACAGGGGATAATCCTTCAGCTCATCGAAATTGAGGTGGCAGCATATCCAGTTGACGTTCGTGTACAGCATCGGCTGATAGTTATGCGCGGCTATCGTGTCCATGAAGGCCTTGCACATCGCCGTACATACAGTCTTCCCAAGTTTGTACTGCGATTCCATCTCAAGGTCGTAGGCTATCGGATACGTGATCTTGCCGTCCAGCTTGTTCGCCTTAATCGTGCTGATCAGCCACTCGGCCTCTGCCTTAGCCTGCGCGGTATTCTTGGCGGTGCTGAACAGATATACCCCGACATATAAGCCGGCCGCCAAACAGCCACGAACGTGCTGCAGGAAGTACTTGTCCATGCTAGTACCGTATGCCGCTCGAACCATAACGAACTTGACGGGATATCCGAGGATTTTTCCGGACTTAAGCGCCGAGTAATCGACATCAGGCTGACAATAGCTGATGTCGATGCCTGCATACTTAGCCATTACTCCTCACCGTCCTTGTGACCTCCGTCGGCGAGACCGTCGGCGAGACCCTCGCCAATCACATAACCGACAACAGCAGCACCGCTCAGAATACAGCCGGATACAGTATCGGCGGTCTTGGAACTTCCGCCGAACGCTACGATAAGACCCGCTACGAACCCTGCAGTTGCTACCCACAGCTTACGGCTGGTCAGCTTACGTTTCCAATCAATTTTCATGGTTGCCCTCCTTATCAGTCGGCAGAGCTATCACCTGGTGATACAGCTCCGTCATCGTACCATTGCCGCCAAGACCGTGATAGCTCTCATAGATGCGTGTGAGAGCCTCGCGGGCATACACCGGGCAATATTCCTTGTCCATATACTTTTCATGTGACCTGATGATTTCCGCGCGTAAAAGCGACTGCAAACCGCTTTCTATCTGCTTTGTGCGATCGTTCTGGCGGATCTCCTCAACATCTGCACGGCGTTTCTTTTCCGATCGGCTGCTCATTACCGTAGTAAAGACCACATTTCCGATCGTCACAGCCGCGCTAATTAGTGAACAAATAATCGCGCTATCCATTAACTTACCCCCTTTTGCAAGCGATTGCAAAATCGTATTTTATAACGAAAGCCCCGACCATTTTATTGGCCGAGGCTCTCATTATCTTCAAAACCCAGTTACTCAGTCGGCAGATTAACAAAAGCGGAGCGGAAACCGAGGAAGCCGCGCGTGACGGCACGAGGGTAACAACAGCTGACCCCGAACACACCAGCCCTGACGGAATCGTCCCAGCTACCACCGGCAACGAAAAGCAATTCAGTAGCGCCGTTGTTGCCCCAGAAAACATCGCTCTTGTATGCCCCTGCCGAATCATTTGCTCTATACAAGCACAGCGCCTGAAGGATATGCAGCGCCACAGCACATACATTGCTGTCAACAGTAGTGCTTTCAAAGTCTGCATGCCGATTTGCATTCTGCTGACTAGAAAGCACTCCGGTAACCCATTTCCAACCACTGCCCTGAACATAATCGAGCTTAAGGCTATTAGTTGTTGTGCCGCTCCCATCCGGAACTATAAGAGCACCTGTTGTTCCATCGACAGCACGCCACAGCGCCGAGTCTGCAGCCTGATTGTTTGTGGAATCGGCAGCATCATTGCCAAATGTAGTTCCATCATGAGAAAGTACCTGCAGTTCGCCGTACACAAGGCGAATACCGGTCGTCCATTCCCACACGTTTCCGTTCAGGTCAGCTATACCGTCCGGTGCATTGTTATGGAACCATGACAGAGGGCCTGTTCCTGTAGCAACACGGTTAATATTCCCATTATTCTCTCTTAAAGTGGGAACAGCCTTATATGTGCTTTCGGATATGTCTTTGCCATAATTGTTATTACCATTCGGCTGAAAACCATTCTTAAGGCACCATAAAGCAATTGCACACCACTCCAGCCGAGTCATGCTGTGCCAGCCTGTTCCTTTAGACATACTGTACACAACAGACTGATCATGATTTACATAAACAGCAGGATCCCGCGCGGGCAGAGAATACGCTCTATCGTTCTGCACTATATTCTCGTACTTAGGGAAGTACAGAGCATCAACAGTCTTGCCGTTAACGATAAATGCAGGGAATACATCATTGGAATCCCCTATACCGAGCTGTGCATACGTCATCTTGGGTATCTTTACCATTACAGAGGGCAACCCCTTGTCGTCGTACAGCAGCTCATTACCCGGACATATCGTCTGTATCGCCAGATTGGCGAGATCAAAATTACTGCTCATCGGTGTTATCCTTTCCTTCTGCTGCCTGGTCGATAGCCCACAGCGAAAGTGTTACCTTGCTGATGTCGAACGGAACAGGTTCACGGCTGAACGATTTCATCGCAATACCAACGTTCTCCGTATTCTCCGCATTTTCCTCTTCAAGCTCGGTCTCGACCCATTCACGCGCCGGAATATCTATCTCTGCTACATACAGTCTGCCGACGGCCGCTCCTATAACAAGATTGCGGTCAGCGTCAAAGCAGACGTCGATATGAACCGCATCGTTTTCCTCGCGCTTGGCAAGATTGATAGTGAGGTCGTCGTCAAAGCAGATCTTGTTGCCCATGACCTCATAAGGTATCTTTGTACCCTCGTTTTTGTTTACGATCTTCACGGTGTAAACCCTCCTATGACCTTATATTTCAAAGTTACGCTGGCTGCGCTGCCCGTGTATGCGATTTTGAAACCATTTTCCAGAATATCCGAAACCACTATCTCGCCGACGTTTCCTTTGCATGACACGATCTCGGGGACTACGGTATAGTTCGCATTGGTCCTCTGCACAACAAGCGGAACGGTTTTCTGCGAATTGTTAAAAGGATATATTGCATCGTTGGTGAGCGTGACCGTTCCGGACTCTGAAAGAACATCGGTTCTGACTTCGTCAAACTCCTTGCTTACCCTGTTTGCAAGGGTCAGGAGCAGACTTACTGCGATATCATGTGAGGCGAAAACCTCCTTGTGCAGGTCGGATACAAGAATCTTTTTCATCTGTCCGTTGTCTTTCGTGTCAATAACAGGAATATAGTCTCCGTTATCAGCGCCTGTGACAGTTTCGGAAGAATCCTCAATGCAGTCCAGCCGTGTGATTGGCATGACCATCACAGGAGTTCCATCTTCCATAAGTCCGCGAATTACACCAACCATTTCTTTTATGCCGCTCAATACTTTACCTCCTTTCAGATTCAATATCGGCGGAGCAGACCGCCCCGCCGAATGAATGTGAGATCAACCGCGACAGCAGTCAGATGTATTACTCAGCAGTTTCCTCGACAAGCTGAATGAACAGATCGCCGTTCTTCATGGTAGAAGGAGCAGACTCGCCGATGTGAACAGAGTGAACGCCATCAACAGCCGCCTTGACAGCCGCCTCGGTTGCTACAGTGTTCGCATTAGGAGTACCAGCGAGTGCAGCGCCGCCGACCTTCTTGCCTGACATCTTGATACCACCATCAGCGGTCACAGTAACGATCTCGTCCTTGTTGTCCTCGGAAGCGCCCTCGAACTTCTGCAGATAGTTGGTAAGGTCGATAGAAGTATCATCAAGGCGTACGACCTTCGGCACGCCCTTCTCCTCGACCTTCTTGTACATATCATAGTAGCCGGTGCCCTCATTCATGTAGAGGTAGATGGTGGTATCGTTTGCCTCCTCGGGGCTGGGGATCTCGCTTACGATCTCCATCTTGGTAAGCCCGGCATTGGCAATCTGCTGCTCGACCTCGGAAACAGTAGGCAGCGCGTCAATGTCGCTGGAAATTCCGGTCAGTACGGTTGCAAGGTCGGTCTTAGTGCCGTTGCCGAGGGTCACCTCGATGTTCGCCGCTCTGAACCAAAGGTCCTTAAGTTCGTCGTTAACCTTGATCTGGGAAAGAATTGCCTTAACGTTAGTAGCCATAATATTAGCCCTCCTCAATAATCATGTCACCGTTAATCGTTCCGCTAACGGTTCTTTTCATGTTGTCTGCGTCATATTGGTTGTTGTTCAGAATAAGCGTGACGTCCGCCGTTCCCGTGTACGTTTTTGCTGTAAGTGTTACCTCCTGGTCTGTCCCGCCTCCCCCACCCGACTCATCACCAAACCCGTAGGTTGGCTTGTTCGGATCGCGGTCGTAGACCTTAACCTTGACAGCTGTGAGCATCTGTGACTTTACCTTGTCAAACTCCGACTTGGGGACATACACGGAAGGGCTTACTATAACCGCAATGTTGTTTGTGCGGCTGATACCGATCGTAATAGCAAGTTCGATCATAAACTGCGGGAAATCGTCGTAAGCCGGGATCTCTTCGCCGATATCGTCCTGCAGGATTCCGAGCATTACTTCATCGTCGTGCTCGGACTTTGCAAACAGTCCAATCTGCTTCATTCTGCTTGTTTCAGTCATGCCGTCGTTGCGGATCTGAATAAGTATCTCAGTTCCGTTCTTACTGGGCACTTCCTGCTTGCCTACGATCAGCGCAGGAGCAGAAAGGGGCGAAAAGACCGCCGTCTGCATAGGGAGTTGACTCTCGTTAACAGTAGTGTCACCGATCACGACGCGCGTAAAGATGAGCTTACTGCCATTTAGCATTTTAGACAGCAGCTCTTCTCCGACTTTCGTCATGATCACCTGATTCCAGCTCATACCAATACCTCCTCTCAAAGAATTACAAAACGCAGAGGACCTGCGTTGTTGCCGAATTTGTTAGTCTGGCTTTCAAATCCAGGCTCTATAAGCCGCATACTGTACCGCTTTGTCAGCGCACTCACCGCAAAGCCAATACCCGCCGCTCCTGACGTCCCACAGGGGGGACCGCATTCGTATCTGAAAGAAAACGGAATTTTCTTTAACCGTGCGGTCAGTGATATCCCGACATTACTTATCCCATCGGTGCTGTAGATATCCTCGGTTTCGGATATCAGTTCCATGCCGATGCGCTTTTTTATCGACGCTATCTGCGCGCCGAACACGGCGTCTATCTCCTTTTCAGGAATGAGGACAAACTTCACATCGTCCATCACCGAACGCAGGTTCTTGGCGTACTGTATCTTGAGGTATAGCGTTTTCAACCCAGACCCGTTTGAGCCATAGACCTTGACCTGAAAATGGAACGGTTCGCCGCCGTATTCAAACCACTCCTTGACCTCAGCGGAATTGTACATACTGCGCAAGGCTGCTTCCACGGCATACTTGGTGCCCTTATATTTGTGGACGAGCATACACTCCTTGACCGCTTGCCGCTTATTCCAGATAGGCGCGTCGATCTCATACCACTGTATCTTGAGATCAGCGGCAAGAATATCAAGCACCTTTTCCGGAAGCTCGTCCACCCTCGGAAAGATAGCGGCATACTCGGATTGAGCCACCGTCTTGATAAGCTCACTTGCGACAGCGTCAGCAAGTTTGACCTTGTCCGTGTCGCGCGTAAGCGAATACGGAAAAGCGGCAAGTAGCGCGTCCTTTTCTGTGATCAGCTTACTCATCTTCATATCCTCCGTTCGTTATCACGGATTTCGCAAGGTCGGTATGCGCTACCTGCGGGGTAAGGCGGTCGGAACCGTCACGAAGCGAAACGAACACTGGCGACTTGATATCAACACGCTTTGCACCAGTATCCTTAAGCAGCCACATGAGCCGTGACGGATTTATATCCCGGCCGATTTTCCTGCACTGCCACTCCACATATTCCTCAATTGCGCTGCGTATTGCCGCTTCGATCTCCGCCGCCGACTTCTCGGAATTGCGGTCGATGTAATAAGTAAGATCTACGCTGAACTCAACGACAAGCGGGTCGAGGACCTCAACAACGTCTGTAAGCGGTCTGACCTTATCGTCATTGCAGGCGGCAAGTATAGCGCTCTTTGTCCCATCATCGGCGATTTCTCCGTTAGTCATTATCGCGAATATATTAACATATCCCGGCTTGTCCTTGGGATTTATCGCACACACGTCCGCTATGCTCGTAGATACCGCCTTTGCGTGGTACTCATAGGCTCCCTTCGGGCCGGCGGTGCTGAATGCCTCCAGACCCGCTCTCATAAGCTCATAGTATTCATCGTCGGTCGCGCGTTCAGCGCCGCTGTGGGACGTTTCCACATTTGCGCAAGATGAAAAATACATCACATTATCGACGTCCACAAGCGTATTTATCTGCCCGGGCGCGTAGCCGTTACCGACTTCGCCCTCCGTTTCGCAGACAATCGGGACATCGACCGTGACCTCCCCGATATCTACCGCCGTATCCTCTGTGACAGTCCACATGAGCGCCCCGCTGCTGTCAGTGACCCTTGTACCCTTGGGTATCGGTATCGCCGTTTCCTGCGGCGCTGACAGCGTAAAGCGCACCACACATTCCGCCGGCTTTGCTTCCGGCCTTGTCACATTGTATATCATCTCTCCGAGTGCGTCGAGGTTTTCACCCGCCGCCCGGGACGGCAGGTTCTGATTTGCCGCATAATTCACAATTATGCGCTGCTGTATGATTATCCCGGCGACCCACTGAATGAACAGTTTATCAGGGTCTGACGGCAGCAGCGTGTGTCCTGTGAGTTCCTCATACTTGGCGGTAAGGTCTGCAACCACTTCCGCACTGTCTGTCGAAACAAACTGATAATCAGTCGCTCTGCTCATCTGCTATGCTCACCTCCACCGTTAATGCCATTGTGCCGTCTGCTGATTTTTCAAAGTACACATCGTCCAGCTTTGCACGCGGCTCAAATTCTTCAAGCGCGTCCGATATCTCCACGAACGCGATTGTTTCCGCAGCGTCAATCGGCTTGTCCACGAACTCCATAGGCAAGCCGAATTCCCTATGCATGGGTACCGTTCCGCGCCTGGTATTCAGCAGGAGCGCGATATTCTGCAGTACGGAAAGCAGTTCGCTGTCCTGCTGCAGGGAAAGCGAATAACCGTCGGCGGCGCTTACCTTGTATGACATTTCATCGCCCCCTTACTTGTTGTATTCTTTGAGTGTTATCGCCACCCCGGCGGTTATAAGCTCCGACTTCTTGCCGTAGATTTCCTCGGTAACGTTAAGTTTCGTAATCACCCAGCGATAGTTGCCTATCACCCTCTTGCCAATCACGAATTTAAGCGTTTTGCCGGTCTTTTTGTACTTTTTCAGCTTATCCAGCTCCTCCGCGACCTTAACGCCGAGAATCTGCGAAAGCGTCATGTTGAACGAAACCGTATCTGCGTCGTTTCCCGTGAATTCAATGATCTCATTCCCGCCATGCCGCTTGTGACTTCCGTAAGATGCGGAACTGCTTATTTTCAAGCCCGAAAAAGTTTCAACTTTGTTTGTTGAAACTGTGAAAACAACTTTCCCAAGACTGCCGACTTTCATGTCAACCCTCCCATGATAATGCCGTCGCCGTTGAATTCATCGTTGTATTCACACACCACAGTCTGACCGATGAACGGCAGCCAGCCGTATATCTTCACCGTGATCTCATGCGCGTGTACGCACCCGCCTGCACATTCGATATCCGGCGACTTCCCGCTGATCTCATCAGGGTGGCTCTTGGTGTATTCCGCGCCGCTGTTCAGCTCCCTGTCGGCTGACGCGTGTTTCTCGCTGACAGTCCACGATTTTCCGTCCGATTTCAGCGCCAACGTAACGAACGAAGAATGATCAAGGACAGGCAGCCAGTCCGAAACGATGTCCACATCAGGAAACCTGACCCTTGCCATTCTTTTTTTAACGTCCACAACGGTGACTGTTCCGATTCTAAACATTGTCAACCTCCGTAAAGTATCTGATTTACCCGCGCCTGCACCTGCTCATAGCTGTGTCCAGCGGCTTCAAGCAGTTCCTTGCGCTTGGGATATACGTCCCATTCGCCACGGATTACCTGCATAGCCAGCTCCTGTATCTCATCACTGCTGTCCGTCTTGCCGCCGCTCGTGCTCTCGCTTTCCGAAAGGCACTTTCTCAGGGTGACCTGCGTAGTATAGCCGCTAGAAGATATGCTGTGTTTTGCGGACTTGACGATGTACTTACCATCGCCAAACCCGAAATCACAAAGTTCCACCGTGTTTCCTGCGGCAAGCCTGGGATCTCCGGGGAACGTAAACGTTCCGGTGATCTCAAATTTGTTGTGCAGACGGAGCAGCTTGTGTGCGAGTTCCTGCGCCTCTGCCTTGCTTGATACGCGCTGACACACCTGTAAGCATTGCTGATTGTCGCTGTTCTCGTTGTAATTTTGGGCATACTCTGTCGCCGAAATGACCGCGCCGCTCGTAGTGGTGCAGTACACCCGGCATGAGGTGTAGCAGTTGTTCGTGCCGGTGGACAGCTTGTACTTGGTGTAGCCGCCCTCCTCGCCGAACCTGATTTTCCTGACTGCCTTTTTCCCCTCGTAAGCCGCCTGGTCAAACACCACAAGGATATTGTTGGTGGCTTTCAGGGAGCAGCCGGCATTGTGGCACAGCTTCTGCAGAAAGGCAATATCAGAGGTCTGGTACTGCTCCACGCGGGAATACCTCGGATTGAACTCGCTTTCAAAAAGCACTCCCATTCCATTCTGCCGCGCTATCTGACCTGCTATCTCTGAAAGTGTGATGTTCTCCCACGACTTGGATTTCAGCGTCTGCCGCACGGTATTGCTGAAAGCCAGCGATGTTGCTTTAATGGTAACGGTCGCTGGCGGGCCCTGTGCGTCTATGCTGTCAAGCTCGAACTGACCGCAGTCAAGCACTGCGTCCTTGCCGTCGTTGTTCCCGTTTCGGAGTACAATGACGGCGGATATCTTAAGCCCCTTACCAGTCTGAATCTGCGTGTTAGCCGTGCTACCAGACTTCTTGGAGCTTGAACTTTTTGTGGAGCTTGAAGAACTCGAAGAGGACGAAGAACCGCCCCCGCCGACGGATTTAAGATTGGTACCCTTTATGTATCCATTCTTGCCGGAATAGGTGATTTTCGCCCAGCTCGAATAAAATCCGTGAACCTCAACGATAGTGCCGTAAGGGAGTTTGCCGATCACCTTGTATTTCTCGCCAGCGCCCTTTCGGATATTTACGCCCGTTGAGGCGGTCACTCTGTATCTCGGTTTATCGGTACCCCCGCTGGCCGAGGAACTCGAACCTGAAGACGTTGATGTCTTTGTGCTGCCCTCCGGCGCGGCGGATATCACCGAACCGCCCAGCGCACCGCCATCAATTATGCTGTTCAGCCATTTCCGCAGCCATTTGCCGTCACGGTCGCAGACCTTTATCTGCAGGTCGTCAGCCTCGTCCTCTTCGTTGTCCGTGTATGTGAAAGAAAGCCAGTCCTTATTCACATACACGGATATGTCCACGCCGTTAAGAACTACCTGTGTTTCAGCACGGCGCGCAAGGTGCTTGTCGCTCATCCGCTCGCCTTCTTCCACGGCGGCAGGTCGTCCGCCGTTATTCTGTCCTCAACATCCGGGACACCGAGGACAACGCCCTCCGAAAAGATGTAGATGTATCGGTATTCAGGATTGGCATTAATAAGCACGTCCGTGAATTTCACATCTCCGTACACCTGGTGGGATATACTGTCCCACATATCCCCCTGCTGCGTCGTATATGTGCTCAAGCGTACACACTCCTTTGCCTGTCTATTCCCGCTTCCTCAAGCGCGTCCCTAACCATGTCAACAAGTCGCTCGGACATCTCCTGCAGCTTTTCCTCGGTCATATCGCTAACTTCTCCGTTCACGACAAACTGGGGCGCTATGGTGATCTGCGCACCCGAGCCGCCGGAAAGCAGCGCCCTGGTGTTATCCGCGTCAACGACTCTTTCACCGCCGCGCATAGCCACAAGTTCCGGTCCTTCCTCGCCTACAAGGGCAATGCCATTTTCTGCGTAGTCAGTACCGCTTGCATAAGCGTTCTCAATATCATGGAAACCGCGCACGCTTCCCTCATACGCCTTGTCAGAAGCGCTCGCCCCTGCCAGGGCCTGTGCAGCGGCTGCCGCAACAATATCCGCCGCTGTGGTGACCGAGCCTTTCCCGGCAAGGATAGCGTCAGCATAAGCCTGTATCGTAGCTTTTGCCGCTTCTTCTGCCTGGTCGCTCAGTTTCATATCCTCAACGGCTTTTTCCATGTCGTCAACGATACCGTCCATTGTATCATCGATATCGACCTTGTAATCGGCAAGCGATTTAGAAACCTCTTCCTGCGCCTTTTTCTGCTCCTCAAAGTTCGTGACCATGGTTTTCAGTTCTTCATCGGTCGCGTCAGCCATGCCGGCGATGACGTTCACCGAATCAGAAGAACCGTCCGCGAACGAGGCAATCACATCTCCCAAGCCCTCAATGTCGCCAGTCCTCTTGGATAGCGACTCAAGGTTATAGTTGTAATTGTCCCAGTATTCTGTCTGCGAAGAAAGCGCGTCATTGATAGTCTGAATGCTTGTCGGTAGAGTTTCCTCAGCATTTGTCCAAAGGTTGTATTGGCCATTTACACTGTCGTAAGCCGCCTGATATGCATCGTTGTAAGCCTGCAAAAGCTCGGTTGTCTGGTCGGTGACGTCGTTTACCGCTATGGATACCGCGTCATATGCGGAAACCATCTGCTCAGAAGCACCGGAAATTACATCGCTGTATTCTATGCCGACGCTTTCGCACTCAGCAATAGCCGCGTTGACCTCTGCCAAATCAGAAAGAACCTTGCTTCGTTCTTCTGATGCCTTGTTAAGATCCTGTGTATAGTCACTCTTTCCGAAGATGTTTCCGAGAAACGAGTAATCAAGAGTATTCTCAACGAAACTCTTTTCTCTGAAATAAGCCTGATTATAAGCAATCTCGGCTTTTTCAGCCTGCTCCTGCAGTTGCTGCTGCTTGATAGTCAGTTCTGCAATATTATCTTGTGCCGCTTTGTACTTTGCCTGTATGCTATCCGAACCAGCAGCCCTGTCAATAGCAGCGGAAAGACCATCAAGCTTGCTAGTCACGTTCTCAACATTAATGTCGAGCGAGGGATACAGCTCGTTTAGTTTTTCAAGAATCGGCTGCATAAGCGCTTCTTTATGTGCCGCCGTTTCTGATGAAGAAGCTATATCTTTCAGCTTTGCCGCCAGTATTTGTTCCTGCTCCTGCTGATCAGCAATTGAATTGGTTCCCTCATGGTACGAGGAAAGCAGGTCAGATGTGGAGTCATGCAGAGAATCTATCTCCGAATACAGTTCCGAGACGGAAAATGACTGCTGCTCAATAGCGGCAGTTGCCTCGTCAAGGTCATATTTCAGAGCGCGTGCCTGGTCTGAGGTTTCGCCGTATGTATCGCAGGCGGTCTGATAGTCGCTGTTAAGCTGTTCGACCCTGTCATGCTGTTCCTGCGAAGCTGTTGTCAGTGTCAGCGTTTCAAGCCTTGCCGCTTTCGTTGCCTCAGAGTAACCGATGATTCCTGCCGTAAGTGCAACGACCGAAACCGCAATGATTCCCGCTGGATTAGCGAGCATTGCCGCATTCAGCTTCATTTGTGCGCCGGCGGCGGCAAACTGTGCCGCCACGTTCTTTGAAAGGTTGATATTCAGCAGCATGAGCAAGCCGTTCTCGCTTGCCTTTATGCCGATTCCAGCCGCCGAAAGAGCGTTAGAAATCTTTTTCACCGCCGTGAATGCCGTGTAGCCTGCAACAACAACGCCGATCTCCGCGCCGACTGCCATGATAGACTTGACAACAGCGGGGTTTTCCTCACAGAATTCATTTATGCCGGTCATGATCTGTGTGCCTGTCTGAGTAAGCCTGCGGAGCTCATCTTCATACAGACTGCCGACAGTCATCTTAAGACCGTCGGTGGCAGAATCAAGCAGCGTAACATCACCCTGCAGATTGTCAAGTTTGGTGTCAGCCATCTTCTGTGCAGCGCCGGAACAGTTGTTTATCTTCTCGGTAAGGGACTGGAAGTCCTCGTCCGAGGCGTTGATCATTGCAAGCAGACCGTTGTATCCACGCTGTCCGGCAATCGCCATAGCGTTCTGGACACGCTCTGCCTCGGTCATCTGCTCAAAGTAGCCGCGAAGTTCGATTATGGCATCGGAGAACTCGTCAATAGTGCCGTCAGCATTTACCGCAGAGTATTCGATTTCTCCGAATGCATCAGCTGTGAGGGTCGCACCGTTGAGCAAGCCGTTAAATGTGTTCTTCAGCGCGGTACCTGCAACAGAACCCTTAACGCCCGCATTAGCCATAAGACCAACGCCGACCGCCATATCTTCAATACTGTATCCGAGCGCCCCGGCTATCGCGCCCGCACCAGAAAAGGTTTCGCCCATGGTGGCAACGTTGGTGTTGGAGTTCGTAGCGGCCGCTGCAAGCACATCAGCAAAGTGCGCGGTGTCCTTTGCAGTTAGCCCGAACGCAGTCAGGTTATCGGTGACGATATCCGAAACAAGCGCAAGGTCTTCACCGGAAGCGGCGGCAAGGTTTATCATGCCGTTCATACCAGAAAGCATCTCGTTCGCATCCCAGCCTGCCATACCCATGTAGGTCATAGCCTCTGCCGACTGGTTTGCAGTAAACGAGGTCTGCGCACCGAGTTCCTTTGCTTTGGCGGTCAGTTCCTGCATCTGGACTGCGTTCGCGCCGGATAGAGCCTCGACAGTACTCATTGTGCTGCCAAACTCCATCGACACATCAATGCATTCCTGATATGCGTCCGCTATCTTCTTCAGCGCAGTGCCGATTCCTGCCGCCATCATAGCCGCCCCGACGGTTTCAAACGCCGTTGCGCCGGCGTCACCATATCTGGCGGCTTCCTCAGCAGCTCTTTCTTCCTGCTTGGTCAGTTCCTCGACCTGGGTTTTCAAGCGGTTGCTTTCACTTGTAAGCTGGTTGATATCAATGCCTGCCTCAGAGAGCTTCTGACCCATCTGCTGTAAGCGCTGATTTTTGTCCGCAATAGCCTGTTCGGTGTTCGCAATGCGGTTTTTCAGCTCGACTTCACGCGCCGAAAGCTGCGCCTCCTGCACCGTAGTGTCCTCGGTGCTGTTCTTCAGCTTTGCAAGTCCGCTCTGAGTGATTTCGAGCTGCTTTTCATATGTATTAAGCTGCTTGGTAGACCGTTCAATGCCTGCCTGCTGTTTCTGATAGGCGCTGATATCGCTTTGCTGCTTATTCAGCGTCTGTATCTCCTTCTGAGTTTTATCAAGTATCTTCTGGGCGGAGTTGAACGTTCCCTTGAAGTTCTCACCCAGCCGCGCGCCGAGTTTGAACAACATTTCATACTGCTTGCTTGCCATTCAACCCTCACCCTTTCTTACTTTTCTGCTTCTCTAAGGAGATCATTGTGTGCTACTATCCATCGCTGTATTTCTTTAAGGGGCTGCCCCAGCCAAAAGGACACAGGCGCATATCCGGTCTTAGCGAGTATCAGGATATTACGTCTCAGCGTTTCAACGTTGCAGTTCCCAGCAAGAAAAAACGCGCTCTGTTTCTCACCTGATCGAAGTCTTTGATGGGGATTTTATAAAAGAAATCCACGCCGACAGGCTTTGTACAAGCCCTAGCAGCTACGCGGATAAGGTAGTTTCCATCGTTAACAGCGCCGAAATACATGGGTTTTCTCAGCATTCCAAGCTCTTCTTCGATATTCAGCGCATCCGCGCCTGTCAGTTTGTCGAAGTCAAACGCCAGCTCCGTGATCTCCTCGCCGTTGTAAAGTACAGGCTTTGAAAGGTGCAGCACATTCTCTACACTGGTATCCGCCATCTTGGCAAACTCCTTTTCCACGAGATCGTCCAGGGTTTCGACCTTTTCAGATTCAACATCAGTCTTTGCCATATTCAAACTCCTCCTAAAAGAAACGCCGCTCCCTGCATTTCGCAGGGAACAGCGATAGTAATTATCAGGACATACCCAGACACTTGCGGATCTCCGCCGCTCTGTCCTTGCCGGTGTGGTCGATGTAACGGAAATTCAGCGGGTCATACTCGCAGAGCTTCTTGCCGTTCGCGTCGATTTCCGCATAGTAGTGTACCGCGTATTCGCCGTTTACAGATATCGGCGACGCGTTCTTGACGGTACCGCCGGTCAGCTTTTTCGGCACAACGCGCATGATGATCTTCTTCTGCTTGGTTTCAAGCTCGCCCTCGCTGTAGTTGTAGTGCTGGTCAGCACGCCACAGGGAAAGCGTGTGGACGCGTTCCTCCGCAAGAGCGTATGCCGCCTCGTTCGTGTGATTGAACTTGAACGTAGTGGTCATAGCCTTGAGGTGAGCCGCAACAGGTATCTCAATTTCACCGAGAACGCCAGCGCCGCTCACGTTAAAGACCTCGTTTTCAAAGTCCGGAAGGTCGACCTCCGCAACTCCGTAAAACATCTTTTCGTCCTCATACACGGAATAGGCGATTACGCCCTCGTCAACACCATTAGGCATTTGTGTTCCTCCTTTCGTTAAGAGCCAAGCGCAGCCTCAAGCATATCCACGCTGTACTGAACGTGCATATCTATCTGCTGTGCCGGTATCGGTGATGCCGCCTGACAGTCAAGCCGGAACATACCGTTCATAAGGTTGGTGACAGGATTCAGTTCCGAAGAATATGCGATCTCGCCGCCGTAGAGCTTACCCTCCGCCGTCAGACCGTTCAGCCATGCGTTGAACGCATTGATGATAGCGTCACGCAGCGCGGGGGTCAGAGGCTTGTCGATGTACTGCCAGAATGTATTGATGAACGTGTTGCATATCCAGTCCTGCACTCTGTTGGTGCAGATGAACATCTTGGCTACATCGCTCGTCTTGGGATAGCAGCCCAGATAGTTTCCCCACAGGGTCCAGCCGCCGTTATTCAGCACGGTGACCACCCCGGCAGATACGCTGATAACGTCAGCCTGCGGAAGTGAAAGCGTTACCTCGGTGCCATCCGCGCAAACCGCGCCGGTGATGGATACGGACTTGTTGGACGGAGACTCGTAAGGGCAATCGGCGTTGCCGGAATCCACCTTTGCGATAAGCCCGCACATTATAATGGAAAGGTCAAAGAGATAATCGCCGCTCTTGACCATCGGCCAGCATACGATCATGTCCTCGGATACGTATCCGTTGTCGGTCTTGTGCTTAAGCACCTTGGAATAGTCATTGACTGTCTTGGTGTTGATGTCCACGACCGCCTTGGCGCGGAACAGTCCATTGATACTCGGCGCTTTCGCCGCCATCACCGCCGCTACTGTCGGATCTGTTGACCAGCCGGGGGCGCATATGAGGTCAGGAACAATCCCGACAACGCTGCGGCACATTTCAACTGTTTCCACAGCCATCTCAACGTCCTCTGCCGTGATGGTGGAAAGGTCTGCGACATCATAGCCGATCTTGAGCTTGTCGGCGCTGTAGCTCGACGAGTCTGACAGCAGCTCGATACACAGCGCGTTGCCGCTATAATATGCCTCGTAGTCAGTACCCTTTGTCAGTACTGCTGACGTACTTCCTGCCGTTACCTTAAGATCGTCGTTTATGATAGCGTCAGCGGTAAGCTCCACGATGTGATCAGTTACTGTGTATTCCTCGACTGCAACAGCCTTCTTGTGCTTTGTCGGATCGAAGATGTTGTAGAATATCGCCGGCGACATACCCATGAGTTTATGGTATCCGTACATCGCCTGGCAGAGATTCCACTTGGGCGAGCCGTCCGCGTTTCTCCACTCGGCGCTGTAGCCGCCGAGTTCCTCCGCCTCGCTGAATCCGGACGAAAGCTGGGGCTTGCCGGTGTAGCCCTTACCGCGATGGCAGGGCCATGCGCCTATGAAATAAGGAATACCGACCGCTGCGGTCTGCACCGCAACAACGCCGGTATCGTCCTTATATGTGTTTATGCCATGTCTTAAAGCCATGGTTTACTCCTCCTTGCCTGTGATTTTCCTGATAAGCGCGTCATACGGAATGTAAATACCGCGCTTTTCTTTCAGGTCGCTTCTTGCCTTAGCAACATTATGGTCTGCGACAATAAGCCGCTCGATCTGCGGATAATCCTTGAGCTTTTCGCCGAACGATTCAATAATTTCAGCCTTTGAGCCGAAATAAATTCTGCCATTCGTGACCACTCCGCGTATCGAGGGACCTAAATAGACCCAGACCCTTGACTCTTCCGCCGCGTTCTGCCCGCCCTGATCCGCCTGTTCCGGCTGCTCGGACGGTACTTCATCGCCGACGGTCTTTACCTCAGACATTTCCTCCGAAACGTCGGTTTTCCTTGCCAAAGAAATCAACCTCCCTCTGTATTGGTCTGATGTGAAATGTGCCTATCATTTCGCCTGCGTAGTAGGGCGCGGTATCATCGGGATAGACGACCGACTCAACCCCCTCCTGCTCGTCCAGTACGAACTCTTTTCCTATCTGCACCTGTTCAAGCAACCGCTCCTGCACCCTGTCCATGAGGTTGAGGAGCATTACAGCGCCGTCCTGCTCGTCCTGCGAGTACACGCAGAAGATAAAGCGCACCGCCGCCGTGTATTCGGGATTAGGATAGCCGTTCTCGCTCCGATGGTGCTTGCTGTCGATGAACTGAACGATGATATACGGCGCGAGTTTCTTTGCCGAATTGCTGTCAGGCAGGCGCATGAGATACACCGCCGGAACACGGCTTTTCTCCTTTGCGTCGCCTTTCTGGACTGCCTCCGGAAGAGAAACGTTCTTTATCGCGTCCTCGCAGAACGTTTTCAGTTCCTGAATGAGTTTTACCCTTGTCATGGTTACCTCCAGCCGTTAAGCAGCGCCGTTGTTTCATGCTCCATGCGCTCCTCAAACACCTTGCGGACATTGTCGCCGACCGTATTTGCAAGGGTCGGATTCGCCCCAATCATCTGGGGAACGGACGGACCGAACTTCTGCTTTATCGGCAGTCTGCTTGACCCGTACCGTTCAAAAAGCCCGATGTGTCCGCTGTCCATCGTTGCACGGAAAACGTGTTTCAGCGTTTCGCCGGCGGTGTTCCGCTTGACCTGCACTCTGTACAGCCCGGAACTGGTGATTTTTGCGTTGAACCGGATAAGCGGAACATGAAATCCGCGAAAACTAAGTCCGACGCTTATTTCATCGCCGGACTTCTGAATATGCTGCGAGGACTTGGTATACTTCTTGAAGTCGGACGTATTCAGCGAATAGTCCTTATTGACTTCACGCGCTACAGCCGCCGTGCCGCTCGTTGCGGCGCGGGTCAGGGAAGAACTGGCCGCTTTCTCAATGCCACCCGGTATCCCGGCTAAGAGCTTTGTTGCCCGGTCGAGCGCCTTGGAGCTGCCGGAATCATCAGCAAGAGAAATGTTGACGATTCCGGAATAATTGCCGCCCGAATAGCTGTCACTCATCGTAATACCTCAGTTCCAGCGTGATAAGCCCCATCTCGCATTTGGACGTAACTACCGAATACTTGCGGAAAAACGTCTTACCTAGCGCCTCGCCGTCGTCTATCTCAAAGCGATGTCCCTGTTCGGGGATCACCCCGTCAAGGTCCTTCTCGTTGATATAGGCAACGGCGGTCACAAGGTATATGCCCTCAGCATGGTCGCTCTGAATTATAGGTCTGTCAGACTGCTTGACCCGCTGGAGAATGATCGGTATATCTTCATATACCTCTCCATCGTATTTCACTGTGTGACTTTCCGCAAACTCCTCGGTGTTCATCAGCACATTTGCGATATCGGACTTGACCATGTCCTTAAAGCCCATTATTCGCCCTCCGGATCATCGGACAGCGCGTCGGCGAAAAAGTCGTCAAGCGCCTTGATGAGTTCCTGCTTGGTCGCAGCTGCAGACACCTCGATACCGTACTCGTTTGCAATCGACTGCAAATCAGCTTTCGAGGTGTCCGGACCGTACTGCGGTATGCCAAAGTCATCGCCGGCGCTTTCGTCATTATCATTGTCATTACTTTCGGACGGTACCCCGCCGCTCTCGATACCGTACACTGCCTCCGCGATACCCTCGCGGACAAGCCTTAAGCCCAGTTTCTCGTCAACATCAAACGGCGGGTCCTTGGGTGACTTGGGCTTGACGATACCGTTAACCACCAACCCGAATGTGGTGTTTCTGATACGAATTAACACTGTATGCCTCCTATCAGCCTACAACCTTGCTTGCGAAGATATAAGGGGTATAAACCCTGGGCATTGCAATAGGTCTGGAATACAGCTCGACTGCTCTGGTGTTGTGCTTGTTGTCGACGAAGAGCTTGGAAACTCTCGACTTTGCGATGGTCTCAAAATTATCCCTGCCATAAGGCATGAGCGTTATAGCACCGTAAGCCACACGTCCGCAGTTCGGGAATGTTACCATTGCCGCGTCCTTGGGGAAGTAGCTCTTGGTCTTGCCGTTCTCGTCCTCGTACTTATTGCCCACAACGATAACTCTGAGGGTGTGCCCTCTGAAATTGAATGTACCCAGTTCGCTGATACCGGGCATAACGATACGCTCGTTTACAGCGCCAAAGTTGTAAGCGAGAGTCTTGTCCAGCATTATACGGAGTTCCTCGTTCTTATAGAATACATCGGCAACATCAGAGCCGATAAGCAGGTCGGCAGGCACCATTCCGCGATCGGAAAGCAGCTCGCACATAGCATATACATCACCGATGATATTAGCGTCAGCGGAGTTCCACAGATTCTGGGGGGTATAAGTATGCTCAGAAGCATCTCCGTCATAGAACTGAATGTGCTTGACCTCGCCGGGTGTATTGACGTCGATGTACTCCTGCATAGTGATCGCATTGTTCTGCATTACCTGTGCGCACATCCACTCGATTCTGCGGCGTGTTCTGATTTCAAGTTCCGTGAAATCTTCTGCAAGCAGGCGGATAGCTCTCTGTGCAGGTGTAGAGCCCGTTACAAGAGCCTCGCCGAATCCGCGCTTTGACAGATCGTCAACCGTGAGCGAACGGGATTCTGCTATGTATGCCGGTCTGAATTCGGATAATTCGTAGCCATCGCGTCCAACGCTGATAGCGCCGCCGCGCTCTGCAACGAAACGCGCCATCTTACGCTGTCCGGCGCGCTTATACTCTACAAGCACCTTATCCGATGTAAAAATGTCGTTCCTGCCCGTGGTGAAGTAACGTTCGCTGAAAAACATTGATTCCGGCTTAGCCTTTTCAGCAATAGACTGTAACACATAAGACTGTGTGATGTCAAGATTAACTGCCATTTTGTCCTCCTTGTCAGTTAGAATCGGCGGCGGTAAACTCGATGCCATACTTGCGCAGGGTATCCTTGTCTGCCTCCGTCATCTGGTAGCTGTCCTTCATGATGATCTTGTTGCTGTTGAACTTGCCGCCGATGTAGATGGTCATGTTTACATCTTCGTCAGCCGGTACAGTGATATCATCGGTCAGAATACCGTAAGGCTCAAGCACCTCGCTGTCCGAAGACGAAGCGGTTGTTCCCAGGATAACAAGTGTGCCGTCCTTTGAAGATTTCGCAAGCACGGTGCCGCGCTTAAGCTCTCCTGTGTTCTTGCGGAGCTTTCCGGTGCCAATTCTTAACGCCGGATCCGTCCCGGCGACAAGATTGTCGGCGGATACTGTGCCAAGCTTTTTGAGAAGTTCCGTAGTCATTACTCGTCCTCCTTCAGCGCATCGTCAATAGCTGCTAAAACCTCAGCCTCTTCCTGGGCTTTGTTCTGTCCCGCTCCGCCGTCAGCCTGCGGAGCGACCGTGTGAACGTCTTCCGCACCGGAACCGCTGTAATCTGCCTTCATGTCGTCAAGGAACGACTTGCCTTTCCTTGCATTCTCCGACATAGCCTTGTAAGCAAGTTCCTCAGCTGTGCAGGGGTTCTTGTACTTAGCGTCAGCGAGGAGTTCCGGACTTACCTGTCCGGCGATAGCCTCTATCTTCTCTAAGCGTGTGCGCTCGTCTGCAAGCGCTTTCTGCACAGCGGCGTCCATTGCCGTCTTGTTTTCGTCTGCGTGTTCTGCCTTGTAATCCTCTTCAACGCGTGCAGCGAGTTCGGGATTTTCTTTGCGCAGTTCAGCAAGATTTACTGCCATAGTAGTTTTACCTCCCTCATTGTTGTTTGATCTATTTGCATTGCCTTCGTTTGATTCAGGCTGTAATGCCATGTGGTGTGCCGCTGTAATATTTGGAGTGTTATTTACAATCGGTATATTTTCAGGACATGTTGCTCCGTAAAGCGGCATAAATCTGCCGCTCACATACAGCGCCGTCTTATCAGCCGATGCAGCTATCTTGACTTCATCGCTCGTTTCAATGAGCTCGTCAACAAAGCCCTGCTCCTTGGCTTCTTTTCCGGTCATAAATGTTTCAGCCGACATCATACTGAGCAGTTCGGCTTCCTCTTTTCCGGTCTTACGCTTGTACGCTGCCAACATGACCTTGTCGTAAGCATCATTGGTCTGTGCCACTTTTCTAAGTTCATCTGCGTTGTAATAGCCAAATACAGGCGCTAATGACTTGTGTATCATTATCAGCGACCCCTCGGACGCCCTGACTGTATCAGCAGCGCACATAATGTGTGAGCCTGCTGACATTGCCACACCGTCAACGGTGCAGGTGATCTGTGTGCCGTTCGCAGCCATTTCACGTAGCTTGTTGTATATGACTATCGCAGTTGTACATGAACCGCCGCAGGAATTGAGCTTTATATCTAACTTTCGGCTCTTGGATATTGCCTTTAAGTCATCTAAAATCTCGCTTTCAACGATGTAATTTTCTTCCGTGGGCTTATTGGTGTCATAGTCAAACGGTCTGCTTTTTACTACCAAACCGTAAAGCACAAGCTCGGCGGTTTCCATATCAGCATCAGCCCTGACCGAATAGCCCTCACGCTCCGCGAAATACGCAGCGCCTTTATTCTTCATCGGCATTTTCTTCATCTCCCTCTTCATCATCGTCAGCGATGTTATTCGTCTGGGCGGGTATAATGTTCTTTATAAGCTCGTTCTCCACCGCAAGAGCAGACATATTGTCCTCCCAGTTTTCGCCGTAGTACTCTCTTGTGATCTGCTCGTTCGTCTTCCAACCGTGCTGAACCAACATGGCATTTGACTCAGCTTCCTTCTTGGGGTCAAGCTGTGTGAGCGCCGGACCGTCCCACCGCGCACCGCACCAAGCCGCTCGGATAAGAGGGTCGTCGAAGAAACCCGGTGCCCTTATCCTGCCGAGTGCAACAGCCTCAGCAAGCCAAGTTTCGTAAATTGGCTGGTTAAAATCGTTATTGACCCAGGAACGCCGCATTTTGATAGCCTCCCACGCTTCTTCAAGAGCGCCCTTTGACGCTGAATAAGACGCAGTGAACTCTTTGAGCAATACCTCATGCGGCATTTCAAGCGCCGCTCCGATCTGCTTAGAAATTGACTTGTTGAATGTTTCATATCCAGCAGTCGGAATGTTCGGATTACCGAACACGATTTTTTCGCCCTTTTTCAACTTAACGATGTTGCCAGGTGCCATTTCCGGCTCGTCCTCGTCTGAATCGCCATCATCAGAATGGTCGAACATCGGCATATCAGTCGAGTCCGTTTCCGTTTCTAGCCAGCCGGTAAAATACGTCTGAATGATTGCCGCTGTAAGTTCGCTTTCCGTGTATCTGCGGTTCTGCAGAAGCATTTCAATGACCGGGGCGAGATACGAAACGCCCCGATACTGGTCGGGACGCTCTGAATCCATGAGCTGTAAAACATTCGGTAATCCGGTCTTTTGGCTGAACGCCTCGACCCTGACCCACTTAATATCCGTAAGCATTGAAGAATACGGATAACCATTGCAGATATGATAGGCTACAACTCTTCCGCTGGCGTCAACCTCAACGCCATCATGAACAGCGTTATCACCACATTTACCCTCTGTCGCCGAAAAAAGACCGTTTGCAACTAAACTCAGCGGCGTACTTATCCGGTCAGCTTCAACAAGCTGAATGCAAAGAGAATATGGATTAAAGCGAGTCGGCTTGCGCCTTTTCAGCAGAACAAACACATCGCCGCTCATCAGCCATGATTTCACGGCTAACTGCTGCATTTCATAGAAGTTGTTTATGCCCAGCGCGTCACATGACGACTTGTTCAGACACCATGCCCGGAACTCTGCCTCGGTGCGCCTGCACCATTGCCTTGCACTTTCCGGCGAAAGTCCAAGCAGTTCCGCGTCAAGACTGCACTTCATTCTGAGTCCCGGACCGACTATCTTCGTGCGATTAGTGTTCACAGCGGCGGCGGCTATCGGAGAAGCCATATATAGCATGCGCCCGCGCTGACGCATTGTTGCATTGTGAAAGTCTATATCCTCAATCGGCGCGCCCGAACGCGCATTGAAAGCCCTTAATGACCTTTTAGTAAGCGATGCTCCAGCGTCGCCGTACCCGCTTGCATGTACATATGAGCCGCTCATAAACGTCCCCCCTTTTTCGTGGAATAACAAAGGCACGCCATTTGACCGGGCGTGCCTTGATTGTATTAAATTGTAGATTTCACTTGTCGGCAATTGCGACTCATGCGCCGTTTTTGCCCATAAAAAAAGCACCTCTTTCAAGGTGCTAATTTTTGTATTTTTTAGATTTTTTTGAGATTTTTTTCAAAAAAGCTATTGACAACCACCTTAAAATGTGGTATAATAATATTGTCAGAAGGGAGGTGAAAGCAATGATCGATAAAATAAAAGAGCTCATTAAGCTGCTGGAACAGCTTAACAAGCTCCTTCTCAAGGTAATTGAACTTGCCGGAACGGTTACCTTGTTGGTCTTAGCTATCAAGCAGATCGCAGAAATCTTCTGATAGCAACCGCAGCTGCGGGCGGTTATCCGCAGCCCCCTTCGGGGGTTATCAATATTATACCACGTTTCTGAAAGGAGGTCAAGGGGATATGAAAAATATAGTTAAGTTCGGCGGTCAGCTTCTTATCACGCTCGCACTTTGCGCCGTTCTGGTATTCGGAATAATCGGCGCTGTGAATCTATTCATAAAGTGAGGTTTTCAACATGTTTTTATATATCAAGGAATATCGAAAGCGGGCAAAAATCAGCGTGCCCAAAATGTCCGAAATTACCGGAATACCGATAAGGACTATTGAGGGCTTGGAAAAACGCGGCGACTGCCTTGTTTCCAACGCTCTGAAAATCACCGACGCGCTTGGCATCACCCTTAACGACCTGCTGACACCGCCACCTGACAACGCTGAGTAAGCCGTTTCCACATTCAAAGCGCCTGCCCGCAAGCAGGCGCTTTTTCTTCGGTGAAGAGCCGCATGCGCCGCTACTGCCGCGCACACAGCCCTCGGAGAAATTATGAACTCTGCCGTTAAAGCCCCAAACCGGCAGAAATCAAGGCGCGATCAAATTCGCGCCCTCTTTTCTGCTGATTTTTGAAATTGATTGCAAAATGTATTCATCTGTCCGTGGGGATTATGCCCACGGTCTTGCGCGTTGCCTTTCCGTGCAGAATGGCGTCATAGTATGCCTGCCGGTCAACAGCCTCTTCCAGCAGCTCGTCAAGCTTTGTCATGTCGAACTTGGTGATCTCCATGTCGCCGATCTTGTACGACTTGACGCCGCCAGATGTAAGCGACTCCTGCGCCTTGATAAGTTCGTCTATACGTTTTGTATAATGTTCATACATTTTACGAGCTGTATTTTTATTAATCATCGTTATCACCAATCATCGTAAAACTCACTTTTCTTGCGCTTACGCAGCTTTGCTTTCTTCTCTTTCATGGGAATTGACGCATTTTCTTCGCCCGGCTTAGCCGTTCGGAGCTTCTGCTCTATCGCGTCCCAGTCAGGCGAAAGTATCTCGCACGCCGCAAGATTGTAGTTCCGGATATCAAAAGCCTCGTTGCGCTCATGTCCGGGGATCTTCTGCCATTGCCAGGGGTGTTTCAGTTTCGGAACATACGCAAGGTGTTCCGACATCAGCTGTTTAAAGAATTGCTTGCCGTAATCGTCGCGCAAGGGAAAGTGACAATAGTTAGCGCCGGGCGACTGAACGCGGAGGTTGTCCACGATCTTCTGCTTGCCGGCGTTAACGCCTATCTCATACACCCACACCTGCCCGATAACCTTGCCATTGACCACGATTTTTTGTTTCTTAGGCGGCGCGGTGTACGGTATATCCGGACGGTTCGCGCCCTTTATCGCAAACACATGGTCATATTGACGGGCAAGACAGTGCTGGCGGACTTCCTGTGTAAAGTGTCCGCCCTCGTCGATAAAAGTAAGCGAGATTTGCAACGAAACCCCGCTTTTAAACTTGTATTTATGAGATAATACCTCGTCAAGCCGCTCCCAGACTTCCTCTGTGTCAGGGCGTCCAAGGATAACGCCTTTCTTTATGCCCCATGTTTCACCGTATCGCCGGTGTCCCACGACCTCATATTCTAGTCGGTCGTCCTGTGTATCCACACCGCAGGTGAGCAACAGTACGCCGTCCGGCACTTCTGCCTCATAGACTTCACGCCGCGCCATAACATCATCTTCTGATGCCATGTCGCCGCGCTCTTCCCAGAGCTCGCCGAACTGCGTATTATACACGACCTGCAGCTTTGCGGAGTCTGTCCCCGCCTGCAGGAACTGTAATATTATCGACTCCCAGGTTGCCCACGGTGAAACCCATGCGGTCAGCCAGAACGACCGTGTTTTGTGGTGTTTTCTGGCTTCCGGGACTGTTGCGACCCATTTAGCAGGCTGACTTTTCATCGTGTGTTCATCAGAAATGCCACCGCATTCCGGGCACACATAAAACAGTTCCGTGATGTGGAATATCTTCTTGTCGCCCTTTTCGGCTGCCTCGTACTCAAATCTGATATTATCAAATGTGATCTCGACATATTCGCCGCAATGGGGGCATTGGGTTTTCCACCGCTCCATCGTGCCTAAGTTGTAAGAATTTTCGATAGCTGACGCCCCTTTTACAGTCGGCGTTGAAACCTCGACCATCTTCTTGTTGTAGAACGTTCGCGTTCTTGCAACAGCCAGCTCCCACGGGTCGCCCTCAGAGCCTGCACTCGTCGCCCACCTGTCGCGCTCGTCACCGAAAACGTAACGAATAGGCATTGAAGAAAGATCGTGCGCCACGTTCGAACCAGTCATGGCGAGCACGCCGCCGGGGAACGACTTCTGCCGCTTGGTGTTCGCTGCGTCGCGTGACTTGGGATCAGCGACTTTGCGCTTAAGGCAGCGCGTTTCACGGATCATCGGCGCAATTCTCATTTCCGAGTAACGCTTAACATCGTCAATCGTGGGCTGTATCAGCAGTATCGGTCCGGGGTCCTGGTCTATGCTGTATCCGACCATGTTGTTAATGGTTTCAGACTTGCCGACCTGCGACGCGGCGACAACTACGATATGCTCGATAAGCGGGTCAGTAAAACTGTCCAGGATATCAAACATATACGGAGTTCGCGACGTCCGCCACTTGCCGACTTCCGCTGATGACTCGGAGGTAAGCCGGCGGTTCTTGTCCGCCCACTGCGATACTGTAAGGTCTTCCGGCGGCTTCATGCCGCTAAGGATCTTCGCAAGGCAGGCGTTCAGCTTGTTCACCCGATCTTTTTCTGATTCTCGGAACACACCGCCACCTCCCGCCGCTCAAACCCCTTTCTGACACACGGATTTATTGATATTATCGCCCGAATTAAAGCCGCATAGGGCTTGGTGGGTACGGTGGGAATCGAACCCACATGATCCGGATTAAAAGTCCGGTGCTCTACCATTGAGCCATGCACCCGAAAAGGCGGGAACGGCGGGTCCTGCCCCGCTGGCACTTTTCCTGTGTGAGATTAGCACCTAACTGCACACAGAAGATCTTGCGCGTCATCTTGCCGCGCTGCGTTCCCGTGTTGCGGTTGTTGCCTAGCACAACAGCCGCTTTCGACATTTGAAAGGACAACCCCTGCCGTTCATGTGCAGCGAGGGTCGATAGGTAGGCGGCAGCGGGGATCGAACCCGCCGGCAGTGGGCTGAACCAGTATAAATACTGACTTTTTACCATAACCGTATCCCGACATATACCACCGTCCCAAGACAGCAGGTCGGACTTGAACCGCCGACATAGGGATTGCGTCCCCCGCTCTGCCAACTGAGCTACTGCCACACGAACACCACAGTTCCACCTCGGATAGTGCGCTCCCGCATTACCTCTGTTTCACCGCGAACGGATGAGTAGTCCGCGCCTGTGCCGTGTATTGTGTACGCAACGTCTTGACAAGAGCCTGCGGATTTGCACCGCACGCGCTAAGGCGCGGCACTGTGCGGCTCTGAAATCTGCGCAGGGTCAAAGGAGAAAGCCCCTGCGCCTTGTATCGTCTGCGCGGTGTTGCAAGCCCGCGCTATTACTCTGTTTGAATCGAACAAAAATACCGCTTGGGCGCGGTGATCAGACTGGTTGAATGTTGGCTCTGTGTCCGTCGCCTCAAACGGTATTTTTTCGATTATATTGTATCACAAATATAAAGGGACATGGGGGACATTCGGGACAAATTGCAAAAATATCTGAAAAAGATATTATCAAAAATAGAAAATGCCCCGCAAAATCAGATGAAATCTGACTTGCGGGGCAGACTATCAAAAAAAACCATTTGTCTGCGGAATCCATTATGATCAGATGGTTTCCACACAGCAAAAGAAGTATTTGGCAGATATTCTTTGGAAAACTCCAATTGAACTCTCTATAAGACCTAAGCCAAACAAATCAGATAAGATCTGACTTGCTGGATTGTATGACTAATGCATTAGCAGCCATTGATCATTCTTAGTTCTTCCATTAGCCCTTTCTGTAAAACCTTTGAAAAGTTGATTCCTGCCTTTTCAGCCTCATCATTAAGTTTTCCAGGAATGGTGCAATTCTTTTTTACGCAACGGTTTTCCATGCTTCGCTTATACGCTTCAATATCAGCGTCGACAAGAGAAACAAATGCATTTTTGTCATTGGTTATGATTGTACTTAATTCAGATGCATTGGGTATTTTCGTTTTTTCTTTTTCTAGTTGGATTACTTTTATACATATTCGTTCCCGTGCCATTTCTATTGCGTTTTGAATTGATTTTCCCTGTGTCATAACGTCGAGATCAGGAACCTCAACGAAATATGGGACTTTGTCTTTGGTTTTGTGGAATATTACCGGATAAACCATTTTTGTGCTCATATATTACAACTCCTTTCACCCCGCCTTTATGCTCCCCTTTCGGGGAGCTTGCGGTTACTTGAGATTATGCTTCTTTATAAGCGCCTTAGCAAGAGCTTCATTGATCTCACGATGTCTTGGGATTGCTTCTGTTTGATTGCCTTTAGTCCAAACATCATGATTTCCGCCATTACGCTCAAAAATCCAGCCGTTTCTCTTGAACAACCGCTCAAGATCAGCCTTTTTCATATTGTACCTCCTTTCTTTTATATTATACGCCTTTTATACGCATTTGTCAAGAGGTAACAAAAATAAAATCATGAAAATATGAGCAAACCCAATCGCAGACTGATTTCATACAAGAAATTATTCTTCATCGTCATCATCGAAGTCAGCGTCAAGTTCGCGGTTAGTCCGCTGACGCACCAGCTCGTCATATCTTTTCGGATCATACTTGTATTCGGATAAGTCCTTAAGGATCTCATGCACCTCATGCTCAATGATCTTCTGCACCTCCGCCGGCTCGGAGGACGCAGCGCACTCAGTGGCACATCTTCCGGCAAGAGCCACAAGCCCGCCGCGAACAAAGTAGAGCAGGTCAGCGGTCATTTTCTGTACGTCCTCTGAACGGTGCATTTTGCCCTGGAACTCCTTTGCCTGCATTTCCGCGATGACCGCCTTGGACTCCTTGAGTTTTGCCTCTGCCTTTTTCCGCTTAAGCTCCACATCGGCGGTATCTTCATCGCTCCGGCGTGATTCCAGCGATGCGCAATAAGCCCTCATGGTCTGCGTAAAGTCGTAGAGCGCACCGTGCTTTGTCTTGGTTTCCTTGATGATTCCACGCGCTGTTATGTCGCGGATCCATGACGTAGTCTTTCCGGTCGCCGCTACAATGTCGGCGGTCTTCACGAATATCTGCGCCCCGGCTTTCAGCGAGTATATGATCTCCGCCGGCTTCAAGTTCGCGGGACGTGCGTCCTGTGCCGCCTCTGTACGCGCTTCTTCCTCCATAGCATCCAGCCTTGCCGCCGCGTCAAGCACCGCGCTGTCGCCGCTCACAGAGGGAACATCAGCCGCTTTCCTGCGTGGCGTGCGCACTGGCTTATCCGTGGCGGCTTCCGGAGCTGTTTTCTTCGTAGCCTTGCGCTTGGTGTCCGCACTTCCTTTCGCGGTGCTTTTAGTCTGTTTCGCTCCGCTTGAACCGCCTTTTTCACTACTTATAGCGGATTTCGCTCCGCTTTTCGCCGTTTTCTTGCCGCTAGGCGTGGTTTTTTCGGTACCCTTGGTGGCTTTTGCCCCGCCCGGAACTGGCTTTGTAGCTGCCTCCGCCGCCGTTTTTTTGACCTCGGTTTCCTGTGCTTTTTTCCTTGCCATTTTCTATACCCCCAAAAAATATTTTTTTCAATTCAAGTGACCCGTTTTTTTCTCCATGACTAGGCGAAAATTGGGCGTCGGCGAGCCTCACCTCACCCCGCCCCCGGGTCACAGTACCTTGAGGGGGCGTTCACATCGGCAAAAGGCAGGAACAGCGCCCTTGCGCCGTTCTCTGCCATTTTATTGATGCCGTGTTGAGGTATCAGTTGTACTCTTTCAGCAGGATAGCAAGCGCCTTTTCCGCTTCTGATGTCTGAGGCTCGACGTCCTCGCCTCGGTCGTAGTTGTACACCACTTTGCTGTCCTGGACAAGTGTTAGCTTTGAGATCCTGCCGTTGTCAATTCCGAACTGGCTTTCGTTATCATAGTGTTTCACCCAGTAGCTCACCGATGTCATACCGCCGTTGCCGCTCGGTATTCCTATTGCTCCCTGTGTCCACATATTCTTTTCCTCCTGCTTGATGTGTATTTCCTTTCGGTATGTTCATATTAACTCTAAAGCGACGGAATTGCAAGCGATTGCAAAAGGATATCCTGCACAAAGATTTCGCAGATATCATGTGTATTTTACCTGCTGTAGCAACGGTGAATGATGTCGATGATCTTGTTCTGCTCCTCGGCTGACACTCCGATACTCTTCAAAGCCTCTCTTGTGCCGCATTCCGGACATATGAGCGTGTGACCGTCATCGCGCGATATTGCAGGCGGTGCGGTATAAATCGCGCTGCACTTGGGGCATTGCGCCGCTCTTCTTGATGTTGTTTCTTTCATAGTGCTGCCTCCTTGCTTCTCATTACTGCGTCCATCAGGATATTGATATCAAATCCGAAATCTTTGTAGCCTTCTCTGCAGGTGTTGATGTACACCGGACTTGGTATCCCTATCCGCCTATCCTCATGCATGATGTAAGCAAAGCAGTCGCGCACGCCCAAGTCCTCGCTGTCCCTACCCCATATCTGCTGTCGGAATTCCTTCTTGTAGTAGAATGCGGGGAAACCCTCGTAGCGATCTAAGGCGTTAATGTCGCGCTCCGTGACCGCCCATACGCCAACAGGAACGTTAGAGCCTTTGCGCCGCTCAATGGTCAGGTATGCCCCGGTCTTGCTCCCTTTGAAAAGAAGCTCATAGTCCTTGATTTCAGCTGTTCCGTAGAATTTTGCGTCCGGACAGCGTATAATCATCTGAACAATGTTGAGGTTGCTGCCATAAGCCAAGTAAAGTTTTTCTTTCATAACAATACGTCCTTTCTGAAGAATTGCCCTTCTACCACCCTAAGACCGCCGAAGCGGTCAGGGAGGCTTGCCGGAGTCATGCTGTTCTGCCGTTTCGGAACGCTCCGTCGCCGCTCAGGCGGTTTGTGAAGGTTTCTCTTGCAGTCTTGAACTCGTTCCCGATAAATCCAAGGCGAAGGAGCCAAGTGCGCATCGCGTATTTAGGATTGTCCACCTGCTGGGGCTTGGGGCTTGCACTCTTTGCGTTCTTTGCCATCGCGCTGAGCGCTAAACAAAGCTGAATGTAGCTCTTGAGCTGTCCTGCGTGAAGTCCGTTCTGCCTTGTGCCGCTCGGTGCATCAAATTGGAAAAGCCTGAACTCAACCGTGCCCTTGGTGAAAGTGGCGTGCAGGTTAAGCATGTGGTATCTGCTATCGTTGTAATGCGCTGACCTGCCGTAGCTTGCGTTCTGGCTAGTGTACCAGATGTCCGCAAGCTCCGCCATGGTCTGGGGCTTTTTGCGGTTGAGCTGTTCGAGGAATGCGGGGCTTACCGTGCGGCAGTAGCGGTTCATTCTTCCTCTGTCGAGGTTGAGTGCGCTTGCTAAAAGGCTTTCGTGGCTTGCCATTATATTTGCGAGATTTCTGAGGCTCTGTGGGGTGTGTCCCTGCGCGCCGATGTGAACGTGTACCCCGCAGCCCCTTGTCGCGTCGCTCTTGGCTCCTGCCTTGCGAAGTCGGCGAATGAGTTCCTGAAGTGTTTCGATATCGCTGTATGTAAGGATCGGAGTGACCATTTCGCACTTTTCACCGTCAGGTCCGTGAATGCTTACGTCTTTCTGGAATTTCCACTCGCGCCCCTCGCTGTCCCAAGCGGAGAAGGTGCAGTATCCGTTGCGGCCGGCGGTGTTTTCGTGGCGGTGCGTTCCGAAGAACTCAGCGGCGATCTGCGCGGCTTTCGCTCTTGTTATGTTGTTCATCTCGACCTCAACGCCTATGGTCTGGTTCTTAATGCCCTCGATCTGTACCTGTGTGTTTTTCATTGTCGTGTCCTCCGTTTGGCTTTGTTTTCCCTTTCGGTGTGTACATATTAACTCTAAAGCGAGATAATAGCAAGCGGTTTAGGAACAATATATTACACGAAATGTACAGCGGAATTATGTGTATATTATGCCGCTCGGTGCTGCCTGCTGACCAGCTATATATTAACTCCGAAAGGGACACATATCAAGAGAATAAACTCACAAACTTTCAACATTCAACTGTGAATAGTAAACAATGCCAGAAAGAACGAAGAAAACGCAGGGCAAAGCAACGCCGTTCCCCCACAGCTTGTATTCCGCTGAATCGCTGTGAGGACTTTTAAGCCATGAGCGGAGCTGCTTACCTGACTTTACCTTGTTTGAGCCGCTCGTTATATTGCGGTGAACTTCAAATACCTGCCGCCAGAATTCAAGTTCACCCTCAGTCGGTTCTTCTGTTCCAAGGTCGGCGCACCACCAATCCGGAAAGCCTTGCAGCCGGGCGCACTCCGTAGGCATGAGCCGCCGGACGATGTATTGAGGTTCTTCCGCAACGGTCGGTGGATCCTTATAATCAGATGCCACAAGAGTGCCTGCAACATTCTCGGTAGCTTCTGTGTGGTATGAGTTCTTGCTCGTGCTATACACCATCGCCGGCGAAAAAGCTACAGCGTGACGGTCGGTAGCGTTCAACGTGAAAGAAACGTCCTCGTTCACTCCTCTGCCTTGCGGTCCGTTCTTGTCCGTTCTGCCTATCATCGAGCCTTGGACGGATACAACAGCAACCCCGCCTTGGTTGGAGTCCGGCGCATTACCGCCGGTATCTATTGTCCGCGACGTAGTAGTTTCATAGCAATTATGCCTGGCATTCTTTGTTCCCTCGGAGGTAAATCTTACATCAAAACATCTCGTTTCTTTGGTCACAACAAACGGCTGATTGTTCCCGCCCATTCCATAGGTCGAACTTACTGTTGGAGCGACATCAAGCGGTCCGGTATACCGTGTGTCCTGTGAATGATTTTCGTAGACAGTTGCTGGTATCGTCCCAGCGCGGAGCGTGGGCGAGGTTTCTTCCTCGTAGCCGATTCCACGTGCTTTCGCCGAATGCTCCGCGCAAAAGCCGGCAGCGTTCATTAAGCCCCCGCTTGCCGCTCCAATGCCGCCCTCAGCAGCGGCGGCAGTTCTTTGCCACGCGCGGAAGCTCTCAGAAGAATACCCCGACACGCCTTCTGACTCAAACAGTATCTTTCCGGCGCGTTCGGAATCAAGATCTGCGACAAGGTAGATGCGTTTTCTTCGCTGGGGTACTCCCCAGTATTGAGCGTCAAGGACTCTCCAGGCAATGGAGAAGTCTTTTGCCATGATATATCCCGCTGTTGTCCATCCCTCATATTGAGGAACAGAAACGGTTTCATCTTTGATTTTACACAGGCTTTCGAGGACGCACCGAAAGTCCTCGCCGCCGTTTGAGCTGAATGCTCCGGGAACGTTCTCCCACACGCAGTATCGCGGGTATTTGCCATTTGTTGCACACCTCATTTCCTTGATTATCCTGACTGCCTCATAGAACAGGCTGGAACGTGCGCCGTCCAAGCCGCTCCTCTTTCCGGCAATGCTCATATCCTGACACGGACTGCCAAATGTGATAATATCGACAGGCGGTAGTTCCGCGCCGTTAAGCGCAGACACGTCGCCGTAGTGTTCCATCTGCGGCAGTCGCTTGGTTGTGACACGGACTGCAAATGGTTCTATTTCCGAGGACCACAGCGGAGTTATTCCCGCAAGCACTCCACCTAGAGGAAAGCCGCCGCTGCCATCAAACAGACTGCCTAAAGTCAGTTCACTCATGCTCCACCGCCTTTGCAAGTGAAGCATACGGGATTTTTTCACCGTTTCGCTCTACAAATACATCGTCAGAACGTCCGGTATCATCAACATATCTCCGCAGGATAACGGAAGCGTACTTCTCGTCCAGCTCCATCGTATAGCATATCCGGTTTGTCAGCTCGCACGCCATAAGCGTTGAGCCGCTCCCTCCGAACGTATCAAGCACGATAGCATTTTCCTGTGAGGAATTCTGAATGGGGTATGATAAAAGGTCAAGGGGCTTCGAGGTAGGGTGGTTCGCGTTCTTCTTGGGTTTGGCAAAGTTCCAGATGGTGGTCTGCTTTCGGTCGGAATACCATGAATGCTTGCCGTTTTGCAGAAATCCATATAGAACCGGCTCATGCTGCCATTGATAGTCGCTTCGCCCTAAAACCAGACTATCTTTGACCCAGATACAGCAGCCAGCGAGATGAAATCCGGCGTCAACGAAAGCCCGACGGAAATTCAGTCCCTCCGTATCAGCATGGAAGATGTATGCCGCCGCTCCCTTTTCGAGACAGTCGACCGCCACGCTGAAAGCCGATTTAAGGAAGCTGTAGAAATCTTCGTCCTTTATGCTGTCGTTCTGAATGGTCAAGCCGCTCGATGATTTGAACGATACGCCATACGGCGGGTCTGTCAGGAGCAGGTTCGCGCGCTTGCCTCCCATCAGAGCGGCAACATCATCGGCGCTGGTAGCATCGCCGCACATCAGACGGTGTCTGCCTACCGTCCAGATATCGCCGCGCTGTACAAATGCCGCTTTCTCCAATGCGGCTGACAGGTCGTACCCGTCATCTTCAACATCAGATTTGCTTTTATCATCGAATAAGTCCGCAAGTTCCTTTTCGTCAAAACCTGTGATAGATAGGTCAACGCCCTCGCCTTGCAGGTCTGACAGCTCCACAGCAAGCAACTCATCATCCCAGCCTGCGTTAATGCTCAGCTTATTGTCTGCGATGATATATGCGCGTTTCTGCGCCTTGGTGAGGTGTGATTCCTTGACGCAGGGTATTTTCTTTAAGCCTAGCTTTTGCGCTGCGTAAAAACGACCGTGACCGCACAAAATCGTGTTATCCTCGGCAATGACGATAGGGGCGAGGAACCCGAACTCTTTTATTGACGCGGCAATTTGTGTTATCTGTGCAGAGGAATGCGTCCTGGCATTTCGCGCATAGGGGATAAGCTCCTCAACGTCCGCAAGGTAATAGTTCAGCTCGTTACTCACCGTAAACCACCTCCCGAACGTACGTCGTCGGCGCGGGACGTGATTCTTTAAGCTGAAGATTGATTTCACTCCGTATCGCGATGACCTGTTTCATGTAAGATTGAGCCATCGCTACATACGGAGATTGAATAGGTGCACCGGTGGTCGGGTGCTTGGCGATATAGCCATACTTCGAGATGTGCCGCTCAAGGTGTATCCACCGAGCCACGGAGAATGCATACTGCTCGACCATCTGCATTGATACAGCGTTCTTCATCCCGCGCGAATCAAGCCATTTGAGCGTGTCCTTTAACACCTCATCGGCTCCAAGTTCGCTGCCGTCGCGCTGTATCTCTTTCAGATACTCCTTGATAGGCGGCATCTCAACCGCTTTGATTTCTTCACATTTTTTCCTGGGTAACATAAAACCTCCTCAATTTTATATTGCGCCGGGCGAGAACGCAAAAATTGAGGAGTGCATTGCATCTGATTATGTTTTCATTATATCACGCATTGGACGGGACATGGGGGACATTGGTGACAACTTAATCAGGATTGTCCGATATGTAGCGATAGTACATCTTCTTGACGGAGTCGATGGTGTTCCCCCCACCGAGCTCCTCCGCAACAGTCCTCCAGCTTTTATGCTTGAGAACTCGCTTCTCCATGATGCGCTTAATAAGCAGGTCGTTGATACGCGCGATATGCCGCTCAATTCTGACTTTCAAAGCCTCATACTCCTTGACCTCATTGCCAAGCTCCGTCTTGAGGTGTGCCAGCTCGATAAAGCTGTCCTCAGTACGGTTGCGCGGTGTAGGATTCTTCGGTACACCGCTCGTATCGAAGGCGCTGGAACCACAGAGTTTTGCTTCAATCCTCGCGATTCTCTCTTTATCATCTCGAATAGCGTCCTCCAGCAGGTAATATTTATTTAATTCTGCTACCGTCATATCGTCCAATCCCCTTTATTAAAGATATCCGTTGTCTTTTGCGAATGTACTCATCTTCTTGAGTGTTATCTTCCCCACGCCCGGAATATTGGCATTTGCGAATGCCTCGAGGAATTCAGCGGCACTCTTTGCCGAAGATACCTGTGCTGCGGGCATCTTACTTGCCGTTGCAGATGCGGAACGAACCTTTTCGACAAGCTGAACGTCCGTCATTTTGCGGAGTTTCACCGCCTCGTCATGTATGCTTACCTCTTCCGGGGTTCGCCTGCAGTTTCTCTTCTTAGCCATAATCTACACCTCCTTGTTGAAATTGATTGCAAACAGCTATTTTTCATCAAGGTATGAGAGCAGCGTTTGTTGAGCTGACTCAAATCCATAGCACACCTTGACTGCATATCCGTTGCTCTTTAGCTTTTCTATCCAAGTGTTCTGTGCATTAGACGTCCGCCCATTTGGAGCTTTCATCTCGATAAACAGTCCGTGATAAGCGCCGCGCGGAACAGGGAGGAACAGGTCTGGAACACCCGCCTGCACTCCCATCGCCTTGAACCTTGCAGCTTCGACCTTGCCGCGCTTGCCGCCGTTCGGGACATGAAACAGCAACGACAACTCGGGGTGTCTGCCGCTTTCGAACTGCGCCCAGCGAATAAGTATCATCTGTTCGTTATCTTCTATGTGCTGCATTTATACCCCCAGAACGCGCGACGCGTACATATCAGCAGTGTGAGTAAAGAGTACAGCCGGGTACCGTTCGACCGCTCTGCCGTAGTACTCCCATTCTTTCTGATCGGTAAACGACCCCATGTGCCAGCGAATACACGCTATCTCCTGTTCAGTGAGGGTAATATGCCGCTGGAGCATTATCAGGGACTTTTCGCCATGACCTGTGAGTATCTGGTTCTTGTTCCATTCCCACTTGTCGCCGGCCCAGTTGTAGCAGTAGTCATCGACCTTGCAAAGGTCATGGAACATCCCGACGAGCCAAGCGCTCCTGCTGTCGTTCTACTGCAATCCGAGGTTTCGCGTATATTTCTCCAGCTCGGCTGCAACTTGACTAGAGTGTATATAAAGTCCACCGCGCTGGTTTCCATGATGTCCAAGGGATGCTGGAGCAGCGAAAAAGCCGTGTGCCTTGAGCCAAGATGGGAAATTTTCAGGAACGTCAACGCATTCTGGATAATTGAAAAAGTCGGAATAGTTTTCCTCGTTTACCTTTGCAAGCTCCTTGTGATCGTCGCCAAAACAGCTAAACAGAAACTCCAGCTTTCTCTTCGCATCGGCGCAGGGCTTGAGCTTGCCGCTCTCCCAAAACTCGACCTCGCTGGGTGTTTCATCAACAGCATAGGCTACCCGCTCAATGGTTAAGCCTTTTCTTTCTCGTAAATTTTTCAACTGACTTCCTATTTCGTTATTCATTTCATCCTCCAATCAGAATGGGTAATCATCGTCCGGTGCATTGTTGCCAGCTATGGGCGGTGGGTCTGAAGTAGCGGGCTGTTCCTTTGCGCCGCTCGGTGCGCTTGATGTCTTTGAACCGCCGAAGTTCGCACCCTCCACATAGATTTCGGTTTTACTGACCTTATTTCCTGCTTTGTCGGTGTATTCGCTGGTTCTCAAAGAGCCGTTGATTATTATCATATCGCCCTTGCCGAAATGATTGCAGATGAACTCAGCTGTATGACGGAAAGATACGCAGGAGAACCAGTCTGTTTTGTAGCTTCCGTCAGGCTCTTTGTAATTGCGCTTGACGGCTATCCGGAAAGAAACGCTTGATATGCCGCTCGGCGATGTGTTCAGCTCGGGCGCTGCTCCAAGGTTGCCCTGCATGCATAAATTATTCAGCATCTTCCTCATCCTCCGTATCCTCGTTCTCGTCGAACGTGTACTGATGTTCGACCTCGGAGTCGCTTGCCGCTCTGCGTTCCTCCTCAGCTGCCAAAGTATTCAGATAAAGGCTCATGCAGTTGTATATCTTGGTCTGCGATTCCTGCCAGGAGTCCACCATTCCTTTCGGAATACGAAGTGACGGAATCATTGCAACCAACTGTAAACCGTTGTATACAAGCAGATATGTAGCATCGTCCTCGCCCTGAATAAGCACCTTTTGTGTATATTCTGTTTCAACGATGGGCGAAAGCAGCTCGGCGGGAATAAACGCAAACGTAGTCTGGTCTTTGTCGACAACGACTTTCATCTCCTCATCTCCGAAGAATGTGGAGTGTATTTCGATTTCGTCGGCTTCAAATCTTCTGAATTTGCAGGCCGTTTTAACCTTTTGGGCAAGTATACACGCTCCGTCACTATCGTCCCATGTATTGTCGATTGTCTTTGCATTGAAATCGAACATGGCACAAGCCTGTCCATACGTTATTGAGGGCAAATCGGAAATATCGTAAAGGCCCCAATTTCCTCCGAGCCACTGCTGTGACCGCTCGTTGATCGTAGAGGTTATGCCAAGGTAATGTGCCTTTTTCACGAGCTTTGCGAGTTTCTTAATTATCATGTTGGTACTCCTTTTTACCCCTTATTAACTATCACTCTGCAAGTGTTCACGGCCGTGCCGCTCTCCTTGAACGAGCTTTCCGGCAGCGGCTCAATGGTACCGCCATAGCTTTCCACAAGAGCGCGGAACTCTGTTGTGCGCTTATCAGTGCGGAACAGCACCGACGCCGACATGATTGCAACAACACAGCGTGTAGCCATGTGTATTGCCTTGGTGACGTGGATAATGTCCTGCTGTTTGGCAAACGGCGGATTCATTACGATCACGCTGTACTGCTTGTCCGGTTCGAACGTCATGAAATCATCATGCACCAGTTTGAACCCCTGTTCTTCAAGGAAAGCGCGGTTTTTCGAATTAAGCTCCACACAGTCACAGCCGGGCATATACTTGGCGATTGCTCCTCTGCCTGCCGAAGGTTCAAGGCACACATCGTCAGGCGTGATGTTTGCAAGTCTTACCGTTTCAGCAGCAAGCTCGTCCGGGGTCGGGAAGAACTGATACTCTGTTTTCTCGCTGGTGTATTCGCCAGTGAGGATAATGCTCTGCAGGATATCCTCTACATCGTCAGCGAAGACGTGGCACTTCTTGGGGCTGTTCCACTTGCCGCCGATTGCCAAAAGCACCTTGCTGACCTGCTGATATGTCTTTCGGTCAAGTTGTTCTGTAAGGCGCAGCGTGTTGCCGCTCACTTCTGCTTTTGCAAGCACTTCAATTATTACGCTGTCAATTCTCATGTCTTTATGTCCTCCAACATAAGCTGTTTTATTTCCTCGGGCGCGTTGTCCCACCCGGATTTTATGGTTGCTACTATCTGATCAAGAGTACGGTTCTGTTCCTTGATGAACTTGGAAGCCCTTTTCTTAAACCAACCTGCCAACTCAATCGGATCGTCCGGCATATTCTCCAGCTTGTCTACTGACTTCATATTCTGGAATGATGATGCAAGCAGCACCATCTTCTCAACTGTTTCACGCTGCTTATCGGGAACGATGTACACCAAGGGTAATTTCTCAATCTCCGAACAATCGAGTTTTCGGGAAAATCCCGTCTGCGTGCCATCGTCAGGCGGTATGCACAATTCCAGCGACGCCAAGAGGCACAGCAGCCCGTATTCGGGCAATATTTCCGGAACAAATCGCACCGCACAGACGTGTCTAGAAAGGACGCAGTCGCCTATATCGTTTATCGCGACCTTTCCGAGCGTTCCCACGGTCGAAACGAGTATATCACCAAACTTGGATATTGTTTCGTTCTCGAAATTCTCGCAGTACTTTTCACATTTCAGCCGGGCATCTTTCATGCAGGACGCCCCAACGATGTAGGGGATTCCCTTGCCCTCGGTGTTCAGCTTGACTTTGTCCAGGTTGCGCCCCTGGAATATCGCGGCGCAATCTCCTATGGTTATGTATTCGCTCATGATTTCTGTTCCTCGAAATACTTCATTCCGATTAGATCAGCAATGCCAATGCTACCGTCATCACATGTGTGAGGTGTTTTTCTTCTCACACATGAAAATGCTCCTTTGCCAAGACAACCAACTGCATCTGTGATGCTAATTGCCAAGTGCTTGTCTGTAATTTTCTCTTTTACGCCTACAAGGATTTCACCACAAAGCTTGCACATGTATATTGGCATGTAATACCCGTTTTCGTCGTTATTCATATTGTCCCTCCTGTTCAATTTTCCGACCGCATTCCGGACAAAATCTCAGCTTGTAACTGCCATAGTCGCACCAGCTTTTAACCCTGCCATTAACTTTCTTACCAGCGTTGCTAAATACACCGACTTTATTTCCGATGGAGTATCACCCTTGCTTTTCAGCATTGCGAAATCTTCGCAGAAATGGCATCGCTTTTTACTCATTATGCTTGGTACCTTCATTTACGGAATTCTGAATCATCTTTGCAAGGAATTCTGTAAATCCCGTATCACTTTCGGACTCCCGCTTGATAGGTTCCTTTGCAGCATAATGTAAGCAGCAATTTGCGCCGACGCTCTGCTGCGGAAACTCGGCACGAATCAAATCTCTTGCAGCTTCTGCATGTGCCTGGCTGTCAAAAAGTGCGAAATAAAGCATCCCTCTGTCATCTTCATGGAAGAACACCTTGGGATCACACCACCCGACAAACCCGTCCATTTTACGTATTGCGGCCACAACGCGCTTTCTGAATTTATCGAGTGGGAACTCCCACGCAAAAAGCGTAACAGTCCATACTGGACACCGGAACTTTCTTCTGGTCGGGTCACGCTGTATCTTAAGTTCTCCTTTCACTCTTAATCACCTCCCACACGATTTATCCAATGCGCGTTCGCGCGTTATGTGTTCACTCATTTCTCTACCTCATCATCAATGTAATTCTCGCCGAAACACTCCCGGAACATATCATCCCACTTTAAAGCCTGCCCGCAATGGTAGCAGTAATCGGCTATCCCTGTTCCAGAAAATCTGCCTCCACAGCTGGGGCAAGAATAGGTGCTTGTGTATCGTATTCCTTCATTGCGGTTTTGGATAGGTTTCTTGGATATCTGCTTTTCGAGGGCTTCGATAGCCATATCGTAAGCCTTTTCAATAATCTCAAAGATTTCTCTATTTTCGGGAATGCTTGTTTTCCTGCGTATGATTTTGATTGCTTCTTCTGTTGTCATTCTCGCTCACTCCCTTTCAAAATAAAACCGCAACACAGTTTTTTCCGGGTGCTTAATTAGCCCGAACCGGACGAGGTTCCTGTATGTTGCGCTGTTTTTCATAAGCACCGCCGGCGCACGCCGTATCATTTCCCGAAACTTCTCCATAGTAAACGTGGACTTGTAGTGATTACAGGCGCGGCAAGCAGGATAGAGGTTTGAGATGTTGTCAGCACCGCCAAGGTGCAGCGGAACAACATGATCTGCCTGCATATCCTTGATTGTGATGTCGCAGCCGCAATAAGCGCAGTGACCACCAAACTTGATGTAAACGCGTTGCCGCTCGTCAGCAGTCAGTTTTTACGTTCATTCATTGTATTAATTTCCTTCCTGCTCCAAGCCGTTATTTTTTATAAATTTGCTTACAGTGTCACGATTTACCTTGAATATTTTCGCGATTTCAGATTTTGAAACACCCCGCGCGACTAACTCCCTAATCACCTCTTCCTTTCCAGAAAGCTTAGTATGCGAGCTTTTAGCACCTTGGGGTCTGCCTAAGACAACTCCCTCTGAGCGTTTTCGTGCAAGCGCTTCTTTAGTTCGCTGACTTATAAGGTTTCGCTCAATCTCTGCTGAAAGCCCAAAAGCAAATGCAAGCACCTTGCTCTGAATATCATCGCCTAACCGATAATTATCCTTAATGGTCCAGACTTTACACTCCTTTGTCATACAGATGTTAAGTATCTCCATGATCATGAACAGATTTCTTCCAAGTCGTGATAACTCGGCACAGATGATAAGATCACCTTTCTGAACCTTTTTAAGTAATTTCCCCAGTTCGCGCTTATTGTATGCTTTCGTTCCGCTTATCGTTTCTTCTATCCAGCCGTCGACTTTAAGTCCCTCGCGCTTGCAGAAATTATTTATTTCAAAGCGCTGATTTTCAACGGTCTGTTTGTCTGACGAAACTCTTATATAACCGTATGTCACTTTTCTTCCTCCATTTCCAGCCATCTGTAAAGGCAATATGAGCACATATTGCCTTCCGCATTACCATCACATTGTTTATGTTTATCTGGTACTAGAGCACATCCGGCAACGTCCAACTCCAACGCTAATTCTGTAGAATTCATGGAAAAAAGTCTTTGATGATTACTCATCCCACTTTCATCTTTCCTGCTCAACCACTCATTGACGCACTTTCGGCAAATGGTAATGTTAGGTTTCATTCTGGCACAATATTTCTGATTTTCTTCAACGAAAGAACAGAATACCATGTGCCACGCAAAATTCTTTTCGATAAGCGCTTTGGGTGGAATTCTCATAAAACGTTCGTGATTTGTCATTTCATTGCACCCTTTATATAGCTTTTTTCTTTGAGGGTTCGAGGACTATTCTGCATACGGCAATCCGGATATTTGCAGTTGAAGCAACTTTCTGGTGGGTCACAATCGTCTGGAACCAATGAAAAACCTATATTTATGCAGTCACTCTGTCTTTTTTGAATTCCTACGCTGTCTAATCTGTCACCAATCAATGATAATGAACACTTGTATTTTGCCGCGATCTGAATTATCGACATACCAGATTGATAGAGTTCAGCAATGTGTTCATCTTCGGAATGTGGTATCCTATCAACGTAATGATTTTTACGCTTGCACATTTTGTTCACTCCTCAATGTCATCTTACCGCTTTGAACAGAGGAACATATCCATGCCAAAGACGAAACCATCCGCACACTTTACTCTTATCAATGCAAACGTGTTCCTTTTTGGCACGGCTGACCGTATATAGTTTCTCAGCCTGGATTCGCTCCCAACAAGATGAATTCAGCATCGGCAATCCCGACTTTCTGCACCACGCCGCATAATAAGTTTTGTAGTAATTGTTATAGCTTTCGTGGGTCTTTTCAAGCCAATTTGTGCCAGGCATAACAATCAATCTCCTTTATTTTGGGTCCGGCTGTTATTGCTTAAAATCTCATTAAGCATTTCGGCTTCGGTTGGGAATTCCATAGGATTATCGATATCGCAGCTAAGCCAGCCGTCATAGCTATCGAAATCCTCATCATATTGCACACGGTTAAACACATGAGGACTTGGCTCGTCTGGATCAGGGAAAAGAGCGCTGTATGTAATCAAAGCAGGAACACCTTTGAATGCGTACAACCTTGGGTATTCATCGGTTTCATCATGCATGATATAATCGGCGTTCCTTTCCAGTATCGGACCTCTTGCCAGTACCTGCTCCTTGGTTATACGGCAGTTCGGATTGTCGCAGAATGGACACTTATTTGTTTTATCCATGGTACGTTCCTTCCTCTGCCTTTTCTGTTCGTTCCTCGAACTTCTCACAAGCCTTTGAGCTGATGCCTTTAAGCGTATCGTCGTGAATCTGGCAGTACACGCTTGTACCGTACTTCTTGACGTGGGCATACTTGCAATGACCGCACTTGTTCTGGATTTCATTATTTTTCTTCACAATTTCTCCCTTTCAACAATGGATTGTTTCCGGGTAGGGAATGCTCCCCACCCGAATTCAATCTGACATTCCCATTATTAGGTCTGTTCTAATATCGCGCCCATGCGTTCCAACACTTTCTTAAGCGCAGAAGTAAGCTCGGCACGTTCTTCGGTATCTGCCTCGGACACAGCCTCTGTCGCAGCGGTGAATGCTGTTTCTATCTGCTTAAAGTAGAACTTTACCTTATCCCGTGCGCCGCTCGTCGGAGCAGGTGCAGGAGTTTCGCCCACCTGTGCAGTCGATTGCAAAGCAGCATTTTCGGCTTTCAGCTTTTCAACCTCGTCCTTGTACTTCTTCGTGGACTCCTTGGCACCGTCAGCGACCTTGCGCAGTTCGTCGTTCAGAGTCTTGAGGCTGTTGATTTCCTCAGTAAATTTCTTCTCTGTATTTCGGGTCGCCGTCTTTCTTGCCAGTTCAACGACGTTGCTCCAGTCCTCGTCTTTTTCTTTACACATTTCATCGCGTCCCTGCTGAATGAGTACGTTCCGTTCTTCCTCGGAGATTTCTGCCTTTTCAGTCGGTCGGCTTTCAAGCTCCCTGATCTGCTCTGAAAGCACTTCATTTTCCTTAAGCAGGGCGGCTTTCTGCTCCTCAAAGCGCTTTTCCGCATTAAGTGCGCCGGACTCCATGTCCTCGTTGGCCTGATGTGCCGCCTCGAGCTGCTTTCTCAGTTCTTCAACCTGTGATTCAAGCGAGGTGCTTTCAGCGTTCTTGCTCTTTTCCTCGTCAAGCAGCAGCGTAATCTGTTCATACTTGTTCTTGTATTCATCGACTAACTTTCTAAGCTCCCTGGTCGTTACGCTTTCCAAATCATGAGTAGCCATTAGTTCTCCGAGGTCAGTATCATCAAGCTCCGCCATGTACGCCATCTTGGTAGACCCCAGGTGCTTATATTCGTTGATTTCTTCCTCGCTAAAGCGCTTATATATGTTGATGAAATTACGTCCCTGACGATCTCCGAATCCAGCCACCTTCTGGCAATATTCATCGAATGACCCTACTCCCATCTCTATAAAAAGGCGCTCTTCCTTTACACGGGTTAAATCTCGTGCTATTTCAAAGATACATTTTCGAGCAATTTCATATTTAACCACTATATTGCTGGTCAATTCTATTGCCATTTTCTTGCGCTCCGAGGATACCTGTGTATCCATGTTTTCTGCGATTTCCGTCGTGAATGTCTGCTGTTCCACTGGCTGCCCCTCCTCTTCTTTAGCCTTACGGTAGTGATAGCAATTTTCCGGTGCCGAGCAACATCTTTCAAGCCATTCGCCGGCTTTGCTTTCCTCTGCGAATATCATCTTGGCGTGTTCACATTCGAATTCCATAGCGCCGAGATAGTTCACCTCGGCCTTGCCATATTCGCTGGAGTAGTAGGGGCACGTCTTACTCATCTTGCAGAATCCGTCCGCAAGCATCTGAAGCTTTTCACCTTCGCTGAATTCGATCCCGTCAACATCTTCGTCCTCGTCATTCGGAACTGCATCCGGCTTGTCCAGAATGGTGTCCGCCGTTTCAACGTTCCAAAGCGGACACTCCTTTTCCGCTTTCTCAGCGTGCCAGCAGCACTGTATCAGAGCCGCACTTTCCGGGTCATTGTTCTTGAAAACTTTTCCGCCGCTCGCCATGTATGAGCAGAGGATTCTTGTCGAATCAGCACCGACTTGCTCGGTGCCCTTGTAATACTGGCATGTTTTCATGTGTTACGCTCCTATTCGTATATTCTGTTTGGTTTCTTCCTTCTCGGATGCATCAATCGGTTCCTTTTCCAACCGTTTAGTTACGACCTTAAGCCACTTATCAACAAAGGCTTTGACCTCTGATGTCGGCAGGACGTTGTGAAGACCGTGATTTTCAATGAGCCTACCATCGCTGCTTATATTTACAGTAAAATACGGTTCATCGGGTTCATCAATTTTCCTTAGCCCGAAAATGTTTGCAGTTCCTTCAACACACCGCTTGGTATAAGTCTTTACGCAATGATCCAGCTTATTGCTTTCATTGATAAAGTCCTCCATTGACCTCAGCGGTCGAATAATAAACTTCTTATCCTTGTATGAAAGCCGCTCAAGCAGTTTCGTTCTTCTTTGCAAATGTTCATTCTGAACCGTAGATTCCTTGATGAATACCAGGTCATTGCACCTGTCATGTTCCCTCTTTATGTCCTGAGGAAAGAATAATTCGCGATTGCCAGTAAGGTCAAATCCAAGTTTCTCCGCTGCCACGACATAATCTATGAAGAAAACATCTACACCGGATTTACGGTGCATTTTGGTCCGCTGCTTTTCAAGATAGTTGCTAAGACGAACAATGGGTAACCGATATTTAAGCATAATCTTTGAAACCTTGCTTAAACGCTCAGCGCATTCGTTACAAAGCTTACAAAACGCCTTAATGTCTTTTTCCGTCAGCCCAAGTTCTCTCCACACTTTTACCTGAAAAACAGAAACATCAATTTCAGCGAAAAAAGGAAGAATTGTTTTGCTCACGCCGAGGAATTTATACGGCTTGTTTGAAGAGCATACTCCAAGCCCGTCAGCAGCGCCATAACCATAAATAATTGACTCTGCAAGACTGTGTAAACCCTCTTTACCAAGGTTTTCTACAACGGGAGCCGTTTTCAAGCCATTCAGCAATTCTATGATGTGCCTGCCCCACTTTGCACAAAGAGGTGCAATGTCCATGTTCTGTATGGTTGGTATTCCAGTTGCGTGCACCAGTTCAACGAGATTTCCCGGCCAGCATGCTCCGAGCTTAACATACCGAATAGATCTCCGACTAACTTTCTCCCATTCAGCTCTCTTTTCATAAACCGAGTCAAGCGCTGCAATTTGCTGTTCACGAACAATTTCCCAAAAATCACGGCGGTATTCGGTTAATTCATCTTTTCTGTTTATTTCGCCGGTGTCAATGTCATACTCATAGCGTGTTATAGAAAAGAAGTATCGGCTAAGGAACTTACCATCCGATAATATCTGATGATATACAGTGTCACAGCTGTTCGCCCAGTCTATCTTCTTGGCGCAATATGCTGTATAACGTTTTGCGCGTATATTAATACACTGAATTTCTGCTCCGCACACAGGACATATTCTTTTGGCGTAATCCCTAACTCCGTCCAATTGCGATTCGTTCTTGCATACAGAGCACTTGCCCTTCTGAGTATGCTTGTGGGAATAGCTGTAAAACCACGGAGCCAATTTGAGCCGCTCGGTGAATATCCATTTCTTCATATCCTCGGGGGTGTCAGAATATGGATACATAAGATCCCTAACCCTAGCATTGCGGCGCTGTGTGGCTTTCTTGATTTTATCGTTAAAGAAATCAACCTGATAATCTGCCAACCAGCTTAACATACACTTAGGAGTGAAAGTGGAATCATGTACATCATATCCTGCAAAAGCGTCAAATCGTTTCAGGAAATCTCCTATTGTCTTATCTGCATCACCATAGGGAAATGCATATGCGTCTGCGAAACCACTCCGTAAAGTCCATGAAAAACTGCAATACCAATCGTAGCCCCATCGTGTCGAAACATTTCCATTGCCTATCTTGAACTCACCACGCTTGAATGCGCCATCACCGAGGTACGCCTCGCTTGCCATTTCCCCGTTCTCGGTAAGAAAATGCCTCTCTCCCAGCGTCCATTCGTTTTCTTTTTCAGTGGGCAAATAGAGGCATACGGATAAGACACAAGTATGCTTTTTAGTGAATACCGTTTCAGCAGTATACACACCTGTTGATTCATAGTTCCTGCTATATCTTGACTTTGATGCTTTCATTTTGAAGGTGATGTTCTCGGTGAACATTGTTCCCGACAGTTCCTTGTATGCTATCATACCAGCACCGCCTTACAGAAGATCATCAAAGCTGATGACAGGTTTCTTGGCGCTCATCTGCACAGGAATCGGCAGCGGCTTTCCCGCTGACACGCTTTCTTCTTTTATGCCGAAATATCCACGAACCCACTTCCAATGCTGCTCTTCTGATATCTTGGATACACCGTAATTCTTGACCTTGGCCTCATTAGCCTTGCCTTTCTTGAAGCAAAACTCTAAACACTCCTCTAAGCTGAGTTTCTTTTCAAGAATTCGCGTATCAAGTTCTGGGTCACTGCAAGCAGTGAGATACTCAAATATCTCACGCTCCATATCGTTGCTCGGTTCTCCGAGCTGCTTAAGTGTTTCGCTGTTCATAAAATTCCTCCTATATAGCACCCCGATTGATTTCGCGCGGCTTTTTGGGCTTTGCGCCGCTCGTGTCCGGGGTAATTGACCTGTTTTGTTGCCTGAACCCGCATTACTGCTGAATTCGTTTGTATCAGGCTCTACTCGAGCCTGATCATTCTGAACCTTGCATAATCCCGACCTGTGACAGGGTTCTGACCTATCTCATAATCGATGATCTTAAACTTCGGATACACCTTGCTCATGATTGCTCTGACCTCGTCGTTTCGTGCAGCGTCTTGGATCTTCCGCATGGTCTTTCTTGATACCTTGTTGTCATCGGTGGTGATTTCCGGACGCTTGAGGTTATGCGAACCATTCCAGCTGCGTTCCCATTTCTTCTTTGTATCCTTGGATTTCATCAAGTAGACTGCAAGAGAGGTAAAGGTACCATCACTGTCTAGCTGCAAACGCTTGCTGTTCGTATGTTCGCCACACTTCCACAGCCGCTCAACCTCATCTCTTGTAACTTTACCGTTCCCGCTATTGATAACCAGGTGATAATGGAAGCGCGCTTCGTCGTTCACGCCTTCAATCACGTATAGGTATCTTAATTCAAGACCGTTCTTAACATATAAACGCCTTAAGCACTTTATGTAATTGGTAAATTCCCTCTTACGTTCAGGAATGCTCTTCTGTATGTGCTCATTGTCAAATGTCAGGGAAACAAGATAATCACCCTCGACAAAGTTGTTGAACAAGAGCCATCGGAAGTGCTTTCGGCTGTTTTTGTCATTAAGACTCTTGATTTTAGGAGGAGAAGCCCTGGTGCGTGTTTTCCTCTTCTGCCTTACTGCTTCCTGCTCTTCCTCCGAATACTCGAAAAGCTCGACCTCTTTGTATCGACTGTTCCGAGCGTCGAATGCCTTTTCCCGGATAAAGTTCCGTCTCACTATCATTTCCCCCTGACTGTCGAGGGAGTTTTCCGCTTGAAGAATGAAATGTCCGAAAAGTTAATACTCATTACAAGGCCGTCAAAGCGGCTCTACCGCCGCTTTTTTTGAAAACTTCCTATTGACTTTTAAAGGGAAATGATGTATAATTAAAGTAGGATATTTTTAATTCATTTCCCTGTTTTGTTTCAGCCTTGAGTCTTTGCTCAAGGCTTTATTTTTTTGTGTTCGGCTCGTCCTTGCTGCCGAAGTAGCAGTGAACTACCGATGTTTCGTAGCCGCTGAAGAACCTGCACTCGTTGCAATGCTCCATGCACACAGGTGCCGCAAATCGCGGACATCTTACCCAGGATACTACGTCATGGTTCGCGCCCTTCTTGCAGATCGGGCATATCTGTGTCGCCATTATGCTCTGCTGCCTTTCTTCCAATCATCAGCGCCGTCCGGGTCCTTGCCCTCGGCTATGCGGCGGTTGCGGATCCTGCCGACCACGAAGCTGGTGCATTCCTCAAAGTACCGCGTCCAGGCGAAAATTTCTTCGGCAGGCAAGTAACGGATATCATTTTCGCTGAAAGCGATTGCAAAACGGAAAATGGTGCCGACCTTTTTCCGCAGCATCAGCGGATAGTTGCCGCAAAGCTTGTCCAGTGCAATCCAACCGCCAAGTTCGCTTTCAGGGACAGCCGACAAAGGAGTACGCGACGGCGGCTCCTTCGGAGCAGGGGGTGAGGACTTCGGTGGTTCTTCCGGCACATCAAACTCCGCGTACTCAACGAACACCGGGGTAATGAACGGACTTTCATAGTACTTGTCCGCCATGCGTGCACCTATTTTCGCACCTTTCTCATTCTTATATACTTTAGTAGCAGAGGACAGCGGTTCAAACCTTGAAACCTGGTTCCCGGTGACTTCGCTTATTGCCAGTCCAGCAAAATACTTGGGTTTTCTCTCAGAGTCATCAGAATCATCGACCGGAACATTGTCCGCTGACTCATCAATTGGAACCTTGTCCTGTATGAGCCACACATTGTGCAGCGTTTTCTTCTCGCTCATCGCCATGTCCTCTCTTTTCTGTTGTGCTTGACTTTCCTGGCTTCCGCAACCGAATCCTTTATTGTTCTTTCAATGACCCACCACAGCACCGGCAGAAGAACGAACACTGCCTCGCCACCCACGCTGCTGGATATGCGTTCGGCATTTGCGGAATCGTTCGCCAGCGTGAAGAGAATCAATCCGCACATCGTGATTATTGCGTACTTGAGTACTGTTTCGGCTCTTGTGCGCCTTTTGTTTTTTCTCATCTTGTTCACCGTCCTTATGTTGCTACGAGGCTTGTCCGACTTTTGCAATTGATTGCAAAACCAGCAAATCACTGCAGTGTGATGTGTCTGTATCCATCGGGTTAAAGTTCTGGTCATAATGGGCGGTTCCGGCAAAGGTTTGCGTAATGCTCTCGTCGTCGTAGTCGCCAATGACTTTCTTTTCGATGAGGGTAACGCGCTTGGATTCTTTCCCCCAAGCATGCATCTCAAAGCGATATTCGATACGATCAAAGTAAATATGAGCCTTGAGCCACTCGTCGCCCCGGCGCTTCGTGTACTTGATTTCGTACTTTCTGTATTCGCCTGCTTCTTTGAGTTCGCGCTTAAGTTCTGCGAGTTTCTCCGGAGCTGTCCACTCCAGATAATTGTAAAGGATTCGAACGAGCCTTTGCTTTCCAAAATAGTTAGGCATAATTTCTCCTTTCTTATGGCTTGCCGTAATGTCAGGGCTTTGAGGCAAGCTGCTTTTCGCGGGCTTTACGGGCGCACGATTCGCCCCAGATCCTGCCGAGTTCCTTGAGAATATCATCAACTTCTTTCTGCGTCTGAACTACGAAGTTGTCTGCTATCCACCCAAGTTCTCTGCCGTTCTCATCGTAGAACCGTTCTACGATATGCGGTTTGGTTTCAAGTATTTCTTTAGGGGTCGGTCGTGCCATAGTAATCACCTCTTTTCATTGTATGATGATTGGGCTTGTTCACTTGCTTGCTATCAGCTTGAAAGCGCCTTGCAGACGTCCATTATTGCTCCCAGGGCGCTGTCACCGATGATGTTGACGCTCATCGCCTTAATGGTACCATCGCCGGACTTGTGATACACCAGCGCGGCATCGCCCGAATCGGATACCTCGATTGATGTGATTACAGATCCTACACGTGTGTATTTGAGCGCCTCAGCAAGTGCTGCAAGCGCCTTCTGCTTGTCCTCGTTCTTGTTCATTTCTGTGCTGCCTCCTTCGAAAGGCGGTCTATTAGTAGCGCCTTTATTGTTTTGCGGTTAAGGTCGCTTGCGCAGTTCGCAAGCGTGAAAGCCTCGCGCTCATTCTCTGTCATTCCCTTTGCTGATATTGCTTCCTCATACATCTCTCTGATGAATTCGGCTGTCGAAAGCACCCAGCGCAGGATCTCTGTCGTGTTTCCGGTATCAACTACCTTGCGGTATTCAATTGTAAGCTCATTGAGCTTGTTGTTCAGTTCTGCTGTTGTCAGCACTTGTTTTACCTCCTGATAAGTTCTTCAACGGAAATATTGAATACCTTTGCGAGGTTGATTATCTCAATGTCCGTTACAAATCTCTGTCCGGACTCGATACGCTGTACAGCGTTCTTGTCGATGTCCAGGCCGTTAACAATAAGTCTGTCGGAAAGCTCACGCTGCGAGATTCTTAATCCCTTGCGGAGTTCCTTGACCTTTATGCCGCAGATGTTGTTTCTGCCGTCGGGGGTTCTGTTTGTAAACATGTTGGTTCACCTCCTTCCTTAAATACATTACGGTTTACGAAAAAGCTGTTGTATCAAGCGCCTATCGCCGTAAGCTCCTCGACCGACACACCGCAGACCTCTGCAATCTTCTTAAGCTTGCGCGGGTGTACGTTTGCTGAATCAGTCTCATACTTGTACACCATGACCTCCGAAACACAGAGTTCCTCGGCGAGCTTAGCCCGGCTGATACCCGCCTGCATTCTCGCCAGCTTGATGTTTTCGCCTATTGTTTTGCCGCTCATCGTAATTGTCATTTTCTCACCACCTTGTCTCTTGTGCAATTTACAGCTTACATCTATTGACATAACCTATCCTATGTGTTATAATGTGGTTAAGTTCTTTAACCTTGCTTATATTATATCTCACTTCAATGAGATTGTCAAGAATAAACCTCACTAAAACGAGATGTTTGTAGACAACAACAAATTAGCACTGCATTTTTTGTTGAAAAACAACAAAAAGCCACCCCAAAGGGCGGCTAGGAGGAAAATTATGTGGATTTACGATAGTCCTATTGGAAAGATTGAAATCAAGTTTGATTGCAATGTGAAAAAATATGCTTTATGGCTGGGCGATGAATGTGGAGGGTTCTATCCTACTCCCGAAGCAGCAGCCGATGATGTTTATACTCAGACTAGTGGCATTGACGCTATTGATTATCTCAAAGACTCAAAATCAAATATTCTTCCACATGACTTGGGAGACTGGAACAAAATACCGGATTAACAATCAAGCATAGGGATTGTATTCTCCAAAGCTGTAGAGTCTTTTCCAGGCCAGCATGGTTAAGTCCAGCAGTCTAATAAAGTTCAGCAGATCATCAACGTTCTGGTTGCTCACACAAGTTTTGAGAACTAACTCCGTTATATTACCAACTGTTCGCTTAAGCATACGCTCTGTATCTATGTCGATAATTTCACCGTACTTTCCAGTGACAAAGTCAAACCTCTGAGCTGCGCAAAGACTGTTCATAAGCGCTTTGGTGTACAATACAAGGGTTTCAGGATCACAAGAATCTTCTTTTGTCTTTTCATCAACTTTGCTTGAGAGATTTTTAATAATCTCGTTGATTGAAGACTTAACAGATTCGTCGATTTGGGCTTTAGTGTTCATAATTTACTTCTCCATTCTGCCAATTACGGCTATAAGTAGTTCACGGGAAATTCCGTGATAAATATATTATATCTCATTTTAATGAGATTGTCAATCTGCATTTCACAAGGAGGATAATATGTTCTGGGATAGATTTTTTGACTTATGCGTAAAAGCGGGTACTAAACCAAACCCTGTTGGAAAAAAAATTGGGATAGCCTCTGGAACAATATCCCAATGGAAACAAGGAGTTCAACCATCAACAGAAAAAGTCCAGGTTATAGCAGAATATTTCAATGTTTCGGCTGATTATTTGTTAGGAAATACAGATAATCCAAAAGCATACACCAGTTCAGAATCAGAAACGGAACGTGCATTAATAAACTTGATTAAGCAACTCACTCACGAACAACAGGAGCTAGTTCTCGCACAAATCAGAGGAATTCTTGCTAATCAGCAAAAAAAATAACCCGCTGCCAAAAAGCAGCGGGTCAAATATCAGATTACTTCAGGAGCGATAAAATGAAGTCTATGACAGCTAACTGGTTTTCCTCGTTAAGCTGTTTGAAATCGCTGACGATGGATTTCTCCAGCTCGGTCAATTCACGTTCGCAGCCTGATTCGGCAGGGCTATTGGTGTTCTCAGACATTTTGAGGTCTCCTTTCCAAAAAGTCACTACCGGTAATGCTGATATGATTATAGCACATTTTTTGTCGAATAGCATTAGTTTTGTTACAAAATATCATTTTACTTAGGAGATTTTTGATGTCACCAAATGACGTAAGTATCATCATACTATTTGCACCACTTATAATTTTGGCTATTGCGATAATGATTATCGTGTTTGTAAACAGAGGTACTACAAGCAAAAATAAAACCAATACTACACCAAACGACAAGAATATTACATTAAAAAACAGTTTACAGTCATGGTAGGCGGTAGTGCGCGTTATATGCAACGCTGGGACGAAAACTACGATAAACAACTAGGTTATGAATGGTTCAAAATATGCACCGAATATATTAATTTTCCAGACTATAACTCTTTTTCTCAGCGCTTAGTGAACATTCGCAAAGCGCAAGGTGCAACACAATTAACCATTGCTAGGTGTCTTGGAATATCGAATAAGACGTTATCAGCTTATGAAAACGGCTATTCTTATCCGTCAGATTCCACATTACAGGCTATCTCAAAGTGCTACAAGGTTCCTATAAGATTTCTTACAAAAGGCATTGGTGACGACCTTATCGGTCATGCAAAACTATGCCGCAGATACGGAGAAGAACAATATATTGAAAGCCTTAGCATTTCAGTACGAGCTGCCTCTCGCATGTTTCGGGAACTATTAACCGTTGAAGATCTGGAGCTTTGCGTTAAGCTAGACAATGAACTGGGATTTGGAATAGGGTTTGCTGATATTCTTGAAAAAGAACGAAAGAAAAAAGAGATAACACAGCATCTTCTTAACCTACTCGCTGAGGGCGACATTAATCAAACTGAGTTCTATTCTTCACTCGGAGATAATCGGCAGGTTGGAATAAACATTGTTAAGGAACTAGCGAAGAATGGAACAATAACAAAGATTCCGAAAGGAAAAACATTTATCCTGCATCTAAGCAATACAGGGAATGATAACAAGGAGGATTAAATTATGTCAGCAAAAAAATTTAGGATTGATATAGGTGTGGCAACAGTGACAACTGCATTAATTACTGCAGGAGTTACCTTAATCATTCATTTCAGTAACTCAAATACTGATTTACCTCCTACAGGTACATCAGAGGTCGAAAGTCATGAACCTGGTACATCAGATGTCGGAAGTCACGAACCTGGTACATTAGATGTTGTAAGCCACGAACCTGGTACATTAGATGTCGGAAGTCACGGACCTGGTACATTAGATGTTGTAAGCCACGAACCCAGTACGCCAGAAGTTGCCACGCCTAAGGGATCAACGGATGCTGGTATCGTAACCGATGATGAGGACGGTAGAGTCATAATCACAAATAACAACGTTTTTACGCATGAATTTGGAAAAATAGAGCTTACAGATGACCATAGTGGTATCGCTTATATTTACAAAGATTATATTGATAATTATGCTATTGGATCATCAATAGACGGACTAACTATAGGTGGTTTGGATATTGGATTAAATAACGGTGATGAACGTTTTCAACTTTTTGTGTACGCTAATAAATATAACGATCATACTATAGAGTGTTCTGCGCAATATTACATAAACGGCATTTTTCAATATAATTTCTCTGAACTTCCTTATTTTTTTATCACCAATAGTGGAGATTTGCAAATTGAGTTTAGTTGCAAAGAAATACCTTTTGATTTACGTGACTCTTCTGAAATTACTATAGGTCATTCCATTGAAGTTTAATATAAGTGAGGAGCAATAAATATGAGCAGATATTGCATTTACCTGCGAAAATCCCGCGCCGACCTTGAAGCAGAAGCGCACGGTGAGGGCGAAACCCTTTCCCGGCACAAGACTGCCTTGTTGGAACTCGCTCGGCGTATGGGTATCACGATAAGCGCCACCTATGAAGAGATTGTATCCGGTGAAACGATAGCCGCTCGTCCCCAGATGCAGCGGCTCCTTTCAGAGGTCGGAGCTGGCGAGTGGGACGGCGTGCTCGTCATGGAGATTGAACGTCTTGCCCGTGGTGATACCATGGATCAGGGACTTGTCGCCCAGACGTTCAAGTACTCAGGCACGAAGATCATCACGCCGCTCAAGACGTTCGACCCTCAGAACGAGTTCGACGAGGAATACTTCGAGTTCGGACTCTTCATGGCGCGGCGCGAATTTACCACTACCAACCGCCGGCTTGTCCGGGGCAGGGAGGCATCGGCGAAAGAGGGCAAATATGTCGGCAGTGTTCCGCCTTACGGGTACCGCAAAGTCAAGATTCCGAACGACAAGGGATTTACTCTGGAAATCATAGAGGAACAGGCAAAGGTTGTCCGCATGATCTTCGAGTGGTATGCCGAGGGCGCAGAGGTCAACAGTCAAAAGAAACGAATCGGACCGTACACCATTGCAGTACGCCTAAACGAGCTGGGCATTAAATCGGTTGCCGGAAAGGACTACTGGACGATTTACGGCGTGCAGCATATGCTTATCAATCCTGTGTACATCGGAAAAATACGGTGGGGATACCGCAAAGTCAAGAAGACAGTCACCCCGGAAGGCATGAAGAAGAAATCAAGGGAGTTCGCACAGGACGGCGACTACATTGTTGTCGATGGACTTCATGAGCCGATACTTTCCGAGGAGTTATTTTACAAGGTGCAGGACCTTATAGCTGCTAACCCGCCTACACCTATAAAATATCGACATAAAAATATTAATCCATTTGCTGGATTAATTTTCTGTGCCAAATGTGGACACTGCATGAATTATCGCAGGGGATATGGCAGACAGCCTGATTACATTGGCTGTTACACTGCAGGTTGTAAGAATAAAGCGTCTCGATTTGATCTTGTTGAACAGCGAGTATTAAGTATCCTCAATAGCTGGGTAAAGGACTACAGCGTTGATAAGGCACAAATTAAACATGAAGCCGACCTTAACGCCGAACTGTCGAACGCTATCAGTCTTGCCGAAAAGGAAATTGAAACCCTGCAAGACCAGCTCGACAAAGTGTACAGCTTTTTTGAACGTGGCACATACACCGAAAAGATATTCAAGCAACGTTCCTCGGCCATCGAACAGCAGATCATGGAAATTGGCGAAAAAATCGACCGCTTGAAAGCCGAGCACCAGCAGGTGCTTGAACGCCAGAATGTTCAAGCAGAGTTCGTTCCATCAATAAAACACCTCCTTGAAATCTATGATACTCTTGAGCCAGTCGAAAAGAACAAGTGGCTCAAACAGATAATAGACCGTATTGTGTACGAAAAAAATGCCGATGGCAAATACCATAATGTAGATCCAGGAGACTTCACAATTGGCATATTACCGCGCTTGCCTAAGAGAGGCAGTTAA